CATTACCATTCGCACCATTGGGTTTCCCAAGCGGTACACTACATACGATAGGCCAGACAAAAGACGATCTTTTGATTCGCTGTTCGGCAACGCTGAAACAACAATTATGGCCTCGAACATTTGACGTGCGTAAAAATCGAATGGCTCTGGAACTCGTTCAATGTGCTGCATCGTATATGTCCCGTTACTACTTTTTTGCAACGTACCAATGCTCGCAGTCATTGACCGAGCAATAGCCGCATAGCCCACTTTTCGTTTTCACGAACTCACCGCTCTTGCGCTTTTCCAGTATCTCGCCCATCAGGCGACAGATTGTCTGCCAGGTTTTGGCCGTGTCGGACAGATCGTAAAGCGGGCTGATGCGATTTTCCTTGAGCCACGTATAGCTGCCGACGATCTTCTTGAGCTGTGGATGCTTGGCATGCAGCAGGACGGCGTTGGTCTCCAACTCGAACGGGTCTTCGTAAGTTGACTTCCCCGATTTCCAATCGTTGATATAGGCCGTCTCGCCCTTGACGATTGCCAAGTCCGCCTTGCCGCGGAACCACACTGAGCCGTCCCAGAAACCGACCGCGTAGCCATTGGCATTGATGCCCAGTTTTTGCTCGACGACCGCGCCCGCGCCGTCGAACGGCTTGGCAAAGGTCTCCCATTGCTCCATCGATTGCGGCAGGGGCTTGCCGCCGCCAACACGATACTCGAACGCCGAGTGAATTTCGTTGCCCCATTTCATCTCCGGCGTCTCGACGAACGGCTGGTCTTTTTTGATGTATCTGCGAAACATTTGATGTTCGCAGTTCTTGTAGGCACTCAGAATAGAGTAGGTGCCGACGAACGGGCGCCGGTCGAGAAACGGAGGGATGTCGAGCGCGACGTTCACGCAAAAATCTTCCCGAGTGCGGTCAGCAGCCGCGCGCGGCCCGGCTTGCCGGCATCTTGCAACATGCCGATCATCTTCTCGAATGCCGGCATGTCGGCTTCCTTCAGCTCGCTCGCCGCAGCGAGGATGGTTTGCAGATCGAACTTGGGGGCGCGGGTCTTGACCGCGGCCTTCTTGCGCTTCTGCCGTGGCTGCGCGGCGGGCGGTTCCTGCGCGGGAGTCTCGGCCTTGGCTTTACGCTTCTGCCGCGGCTGCGGCGTTTCCGGCTGAACCGGCGGCGACGGCTGGAAGGGGGCGAAAGGCGTTTGCGGCGTTTCGTTCATCGATGGGCTCCACAGGGTTGCAGCGGCATAACCACGTAAGTAATACACTATAGTACGAATGATGTCCAATGGAAATTTCGGCGATGTGCCAGCCACATTTTAGGTAGTCAAGCACCTGTTCGTGACGGACTAGGCGATACTCTTTATTTAGAATATCTCTCACCGAGCGATCCTTCGCAATCGAGTGGTATCCCCGGCAGCCAGTTCGGCGTGCGCTTCATCTCGTTCATGCAGATTTGCAAGTGCTGCTGTTCGCGACCGTCCTTGGGGATCAGCACGACCAGTTCATCGTGCGTCCGCATGACGATCCTATAGCCAAGCGCCTTGATTCTCAACATTGCTTGCATCATGACGACGCGGGCCAGCCACTGGATGACATTTTCCACAAATTTGGTGTGATAAAGATCGGTCCAGCCATTGCGCGTGCGGAAGCGCCAATATCCATCCCATTTGAACTCGGCCAATTTGGCACGTTCGTCATCGTCCGGCACATGATATTCGAGCGTGTCCTTGGTAATCGGGCGGCCGTAAAATTGCGAGGCAATGCCCACGTAAGGGTCCTTGCCTTCGCGAAAATTCTGAATCACATCTTCCTGGCCGGCGAGATAATTGAGCAATCTCGCTTCGATCTGCGACAGATCGACCGGTGCCAGCAAAAAACCTTCCGGCGCCATTATCGAACGACGGAGAGGCGAGCTTTGCTTGGGGTTTTCGGGATCGGTGCGCTTGAAATTCTGCCAGTTAGCACCGTCACCACCGGAGTCTCTCGTCGTGTGAGCGCCAGCGTAGCGCAGGTAAACCGGCATAGGTCCTCGACGCGCCATCCAGCCCAGCGTCTCGGCGCGCGTTTGCAGGATCGTGGATTTGACGCCGAGACGGGCTTCGGCAAGCGCGCGGATTCTATCATTATCATCTTCCAGCAGGTCCCTCATGAACTGATCGGTTTTGGCGAAGGCGTAGATTTGCTTGTTCTTGCCTTCCTTCAACTCGGGTTCCACGCCCTCGTCGCGCAGCAACTGCGCGAAGCGGTCGGCGGATTGCAGATCGGCTTCGCTGACATTGAGATCGGCCAGCCGTGTCGTTTTGTTTTTTTCTTCGTCCAGCCAGAGCTTGCCGAGCAGGTCGATATCGCCGCGCAGGCAAGGCTCGGTAAACAGACGCACGGTCGAGTCGATCACGTCGAACTCCTCGCGCGGAAAATTCTTGCCGAGAATGTTGAACAACTGCCACGTCAGTTCTACGTCATGGATGGCACCATCCGCCACCTGTTTCTGCACGGCGGGATGCAGCTCATGCCAGTGCTTGCCCTTGAACAAATTATACGGAACGGTCTTGGCCGCGAGAGCGAAATGCTTGGCAAGCGAGTCGAGACCAACCGACAGATGATTGCCTAAAAGCAGTCGCGCCATGCTGAGCGTATCGAACCAGAATTTGGGTTTGATGTCGTAATGGTGCGAGAGGATCAAGCCGTCGAATTGTCCGTGATGACAAAGGACGGCATTATCTTCAAGCGCAATTTTGAAACCCGAATCGCCAAGTTCATCGCCAGGAATCCAAACAGTTTTTGAATCTGGACGCCATTTTACAGCACAACCATGTGCTTCGAATCGTGTATCGCGAATGTAGGCTTCGGTCGTCATTTTCGACAACGTGTACTCGTCGTCGAAGTAGGTCTCGAAATCAAGCGTGATGATATTCATTCAAACACAAGTCGATAACCGACGCCCCATACTGTCACTATTTTTATGTTCAAGGGCTTTAATTTTTTACGAAGATTACATACAATAACATCGATCGTTTTTTCTTCGATTTCGCTATCATTACCCCAAACATTTGAAAAAATGGCATCGCGCGTCGCTATTTTTGGAAAAATCTTAAATAGTGTTTCGAACATTAGTGCGTGTTGTACTGACAAACGTACAACTTTTTTATTGCGTTCGAGATGCAGCAAATCAAACGTAACACCTTCTTTCGTTCGCGCATCTTCAAAAGGACGACCACACTCGCTGCAACATTTTTGTACACGAAAATCGCGTTGAACGTATGTCATTTTATGATTCCCAATCAAAATTTTTGCCCGAATTCAACTGCGCCTCGACACCGGCACAGGCCATGCGGAAACGTTGGAACACCCACGGCGCGACCTTGGCAGGCTTGCGCCGCGTCGCATTGGGCGGCGACTGACCGAGCAACATCCAATACACACTACGCCGGCCGTAGCCGGTCAGCTCGGCCAATTGGTCGGCGGACAAATTGCGTTTATTCATCCAGGCGCGGGCGCGTTCGTATTCGGTCATGCGAAAGAAAATACACAGCGGCTTTTGCCTGTCAAGGTACTAAATCGTAATACATGCAAAACGCAACAAAATTGCGCGTGTATTTCTTGACGGTTCCGTGACTTTGCGCGACCATCCGTTGCTTTGAAAAAGCCGCCCGGCTGGGGGCCAGGCGGCGAAGGCGGTCGTCACTGCGAGAGGTAACGGCTCGTATGGTGGCACGCCTGCCCAGCGAACGCAAGGGGTAGTCGGTGCTGCTCGATCACGCGCTCCAGTACGCCGGCCGCGGATGGCCCGTTTTTCCCCTATCACTGAGCAAGGTGCCATTTAAAGGCACGCACGGTCACCTCGACGCCTCGACGGATGTACAGACTATCCACCGGCTCTGGAAAGGGCGCCCGAACGCCAATATTGGGCTTGCCACCGGGCGGATCGTCGTCATCGACCCGGACGGTCCCGAGGCATTCCAGCGCCTGGTGGCGATCGGCGTGCCGCACGGCGGCTGGCCGCGCACCCTGACCGCCAAGACGCCGCGGGGCGTCCATCTCTACTATCTGGCGCCGGACGGTATCGAGATACGATCCTACAACGAGCCGCGCGCCAAAAAGGGCGATCCCGGCATAGATATAAAAGGATCAGGCGGTTATGTCGTCTTGCCGCCAAGCAGGATCAAGAAAGGAACGGAATATTTTGAATATAAATGGCTTTTGGACGTTCCTGTAGTAACACTTCCGCAATTCGGTCTCGACTGGATCAATTCTCTGAAAGGCATTAAAGATCAAAATGTTAACAATGCTTTTTTGTCAACACCGTTACCGCATTATCTGGCCCAATCCAAGCTCAATACCCAACAAAATCAACAGACTATAACCAAACGTGCAAGTGCCGCGCTAGGTCCGGTCTGGAGCGAGCGAGAGGAGGCGCGTATCCGATCGGCGCTCGCCGCCATCCCGGCTGTCGGCTACGACCGCTGGGTGACGGTCGGCATGGCATTGCATTCCCTCGACTGGGACAGGCCGGACGGCACCTCCATCGGCTTCGAGCTGTTCGACGCCTGGAGCGCCAGCGCACCGGAGCTATACAGTCTCGACGGCACCGAGAAGAAATGGGCGTCGTTCGGCCGCAACGGGCGCGGCGGTGTCGGGCTCGGAACGCTTTACCATCTGGCCGAGCAGCACGGCTGGAATGGGCTGCTGCCACGTGCTGACGACGAACGGGAGGTGATGTCTCATTCCTCCGACACCGATGCCGGGCCAAATAAGAACGAGCCCCATCCGGTATTCTCTACGCCGGGTGGGGCTTTGCTTAATGGGCAGTTCAATGGCGAGTATGCACTGCCCGACGAGCTGTCACGACCGGTCAACGACTCGCCGCTGATCGATCTCAACGCTCGCTATGCCTGCATCGGCGATCTCGGCGGCAAGTGCCTGGTGTTGGGCTGGGTGCCGTCCAAGGTCGACGACAGCATCAACGTGCCGTCGTTCCAATCGTTCAAGTCGTTCGCCGAGCGCTTCGCCAACCGCTACATCCGCGTGCGCAAACAGAAAGGCGAGGAGGAAGTCGAGGAGCCGGTACAGATCGGCACCTACTGGCTGAAATGGCGGCGGCGCCGCTCATTCGAGGGCATCGATCTGGTGCCCAACGCGCCGGAGACCCTGCCGGGCAACATGCTCAATCTGTGGCAAGGCTTTGCTGTCAAGCCTGCGCCGGGCCGGTGGGAACGCATGCAGGCACACATCGCCGAGATACTCGCGGAAAGCAATGCCGATTGTCTCGATTACATCACGCGCTGGTCGGCCTGGGCGGTGCAGCATCCCGGCGAGCGCGCCGAGGTGGCGCTGGTATTTCGCGGCGACAAGGGCGCCGGCAAGGGCACGTTTGCGCACGCCCTGCGCCGCATGTTCGGTCAGCACGGCTTACATATTTCCAATGCCAAGCATCTCGTCGGCTCGTTCAACGCGCACTTGCGCAACTGCTTGCTGCTCTACGCCGACGAGGCTTTCTGGGCTGGCGACAAGCAAGGCGAGTCGGTACTCAAGGCGCTGATCACCGAGCCGGTGCAGATGATCGAGCAAAAGGGCGTCGACGCGCAGCAGTGGAAGAACCGCGTGCATCTGATCATGACGGCAAACGCCGAGTGGGTGGTGCCGGCATCACATGACGAGCGGCGCTATGCCGTGTTCAACGTGTCCAATCGGCGATTGAAGGATGAGAAATATTTTGCCGCGCTGTACAAGGAACTGCGCGAAGGCGGCTTGGCGGCGATGCTGCACGATCTGATGCAAGTCGATCTCAAGGACTGGCACCCGCGCCGCATCCCCAATACGGAAGCGCTGCGCCAGCAAAAAGCGCGGTCGATGTCATTACAGGAATCGTGGTGGGAGAGTCTGTTGCAGGAAGGCTGCATCCCGGCGGCGCCAAAGGACACGCCTGACATTGCGATGGCGCATTATCTAATGAACCATGCACGCGACTTCGCGCCGCGTTTGAAAGATTTAAGCTCGGCCGCCCTTGGCCGGTTTTTGGCCGAGCATGGTTGCATCAAATTGCACCGCGCGACCGGCAACGCCTGGCGCTTCCCCGAGCTGCCGCAGGCAAGGGCGGCATGGGAGCGGCGTTACAATGGCTGGAGGTGGGAGATGCAGACCGAGCGGTGGAGCACGAAGCAGCAGTAACTGCTCATTAAGGATCGGCGGATATTCGGTTTATGACATACTCATTCAGCAAATTGGCAAGATCTTTCTGTGTTGACCTCAAAATATCGAGCTGTGCTCCATCAGTCGTGACAGCCTTATGGGCTGAAATCATATTTAGGATTGCACTGGCAAGCGCACCACCGGCTGTCGGGTCTTTCTGTGGTTCGTACATTTTCCCTCCAATCGTTTATAGCCCATCAACGCGGGCCTTTACCTCGTTCCTGATACTACCCTATCCGCAAGTCGAAGATCGGCTATTGCCTCCGCAATCAGTTTACTAATTTCTTCTTGCGAGGCGTCTTGCAGCGTTTTTCCCTCGGCTTGGAGCTGCGCCATCACACAGACCATAACCATGTTCTTATCAATCATCTGCGGCCTATTTTGACTGGCGAGACAAAACATCATCTCGCATTTGCAGTGAGAGTGTTTTCCCCGCCTCCTCGACTTTGCGCAGCCGCTCGATCTCATTAGCGGCAGTCTCGCAAATTTCGTATGGTACGACGGCGCCGTTGTTGTGTTTCTTCGGCCACTCTGGGCCGAAAGCTCGTAGTCGTTCTACTATATCCGTCATCTTACGTGCCTCGTCCTCTGATTTATGGGCAACATTAAGCATGTCTTTTTTGTTCATCGTATCCACAATGCGTTGCGTCTGCTCTCTAACAAACTGTTCGTGCTCTTTGGTGTGGGGCGCGGAGAACGGGAAGGCGTCGCACACCCGAACGCCATCGCGTAAGATGCTTAGATAGCCGCCGTGCTTGCCGTAAGTATTATCGTGAAGCTGCCACATCGAAAGTGCTCCCGTTAACCGAGATTACCCGTCCATCACTAAGCATGATTTCGGCTAGTCGCTCGTCAATCCAGCGCTGAAATACCGCGCCCTGAGCGACATAATTGTGCCACCAAACGACGAGATTCCCGCGCTTTAGGTCTGACTTTTTCATAGTGGCCTCTATCTCGTTTTTGACTGTGGCTGCTTTTCAGGTCGGCGGTCGGCGCAGTCAGGACATTGGACGGCGTAAGGTTCCCAATCGGCGTCATAGACGACATAGCCGCGCCCCTCGCACGTTTTGCAATAGAGCGGGTTGGGGATCATCTCGGGCTGCGCTTCGTGGGGCATCGGGGCTATTTTGCCTTAAAAACGGTTGCGTTGTCTTGGTATGCGGCGGCAACGCTTCCAGTTAGCGCCGCCATGTTAAGCAGTGCGACGCTTTCTGCATAGTTGCCATCCTTCGTCGCCGCATCAGCAGCCTCACGGAGACGCTTTGTCGCGTTCTCCCAGACCTTTGAATGTTCGTGTGCTGTCATGGCGGGCTCTATATCCAGAGATCGTAAACTATATATGCGGCGAACGCGCAAAGACCCGCCAGCATTCCGGCCATTCCAATAAAAAACACGTAACCGAAGCCTAATGGCATTCCTATTGCAGCAGTCGGGCCTGCAATCATCAATTCCGTTAGAATAATTTTTTCGACGGTCGTCATAACCGGCCTATCGCTCCAGAACTGGAGTTTCGCTCAGAGCGTCGATCATATTGAGAAGATCAAGCCCTTTCGCAATGCGCTTTGCCTCTTCCAGGCCGTCTGTGATGCAAACGGTGAAATATTCACCGGAGTAGCAAACACCTTCCTTACCGCGGTCTGGATTGGGGCCAAGCACGGCGAAATGAAATTCACTACGCTGCTCAACCACATGGCGTTTACGCACCACCTGATAGTGCGTCGCCTTGTGCTGCTTGGGATTGGCTTCCTTGATGGCGGCAACTGACATGGCCCGTCTCCCTTTTGATGACCGTATATAGGCACAGTCAATTTGACTTGTCAAGTAACCTGTGCTACCCGTATTCGCGAATGAGCACAAAGCCCAATATTCGATCCCTCTGCCATCCCGTCGCCCGACTTGGCGAGGCGGCTCAACTCGCCGCGCTTACCGGGGAAATCTACTATTTCAAGGATCGAAAAGAGCTAATCCGCTCGATCCGGCCCGGAACAATCATCGAGGTGGTCGAGGCGTATCTGCTGGCGACAGACGGCGGACGGTCGGATTCACGAAAGCGTGACTGGCTGAAAACTGTAGACGAGATCGAGGACAAGGGCGGCATCATTGTCGAGATGCGGACAGGACTGCGCTCCGATAAGCCCAAGGAATGGCGGCAAGTGCAGGCAATGGCCTTTGAGCAAATCGCCCGTTCCGGCAAGGGCCGCAATTCATCGGCCAACGGCAAGCTATCGAAGGGTGCCCCGCGCTGGAACCCGACGCCAGAGCAACGGGACGTGGCGGAGCGGCAATGGTTCAGCCGAAAGCACAAAACCGATGATGAGCGCATGGCCGCAATTCAGGATAAACTAGGGAAGTCCGCGCCGAGCCGGACGACAATGCGAAAGTATTTTGGCTCGCCATACGCGACCAGGAACTAGAACAGCAGGAGATTTTTATGAACCGACGAGAATTGCACGTAGCGGCGCGTTTGATATTTGCGGCGCAATGGGGGCCTTCCGGGTTCAAATATTCTACGAATCGCCGTTCAGATTGGCGCTCTAAGGATGCGCGCCGCGCCGTCGAATATCTTGCGACCAAATATGATTTAGTCCGAAAAACAAAGAACCCGTAGGAGTTTGGCGTGGCAAAGACGGCTGACGATATCATGAACAAGATGGGTTTTCCTGCGAGCGAGCAAGGCCACTACGTCACGTTGCTTCGCGCTAGCATCGAACGCCAAGTGCGGGATCACGGGCTTGCCGGCGCGAGCTACGGTTCCTGGGCCGGCAACCCAGATGCGGAGGAACGCGCGCGGGCCTTCTTGGAAGTAGAATGGGCTATCGCACACGGGCACTCATATCAAACGGAATGCCTAGACGACTTTCCTATCAACCGTTATTTCAGCACGCGCGATATGCGCTGGCACTACGAGTTCAAGCCGTGTCGCATCGCGCCGTGGCTGCGCGATCAATGGCGCGTGCTTTGGTTTCACTTTCGGGTGACGCGCGACCGGCTGCTAGGTCGCACCAATCCGTTCGCAAATTAGGAGGAATTGATGCCTAGCAATATGCCGCCAGGATATAGCGATGAAGGTAATGCGCCGCCCGAGCGCGGAGAAGAAACAATGCTCTATGAAGAATTGCGCGGTCTGTTCGATAAATACCGCGCATGGCTAACCAAGAATTTGGAAGATTTTTGGACAGTCGAAGATCAGACGGCCGCCGCGAACATCTGCAACGAGATGGAAAAATTACTCGTCAGCATGGAGGGTCCACTTTGAAAATTAAATATTGGTGGTCAGAAGATCGAACGTGGTTTTGCATTCTTATCGATGATGGTGTCAGTAAAGCAACTGTCAGCTTGACTCCATCGGAGGCTGGCGACTTGGGCGCGGAAGCTATTGCGCCGCCAACAAACGCCGAAACCTTGGCCGTTCTCGCAAATACATTGAATACTTAGGAGTGTCGGCGGTGCTGATCAATCTATATATGAAAGTGTTGCGCTGGCGATGGGAAAGGTTGACGCGCACGACGATGCGTTCGGGCTTCGCCTATCTATACATGAGTCATTATCTTAATGAGGAGTGGGAGAAATGCATCGCAGACCCAATCCTGCGATCAAAACTCGGAATTGAAGTCCGCAATAATCCGAACGCAACTTGCTTTTAGGGAGAGTTTGACGTGGCTCATTGGCGCAAGTGCTCAAAGTGTGGACAAGATTTTCAGGTGAGCTATGCCACGCCTGGGAGTTCTAAATCGCCAATGTGCGAATCGTGCCTCGTAGATGAACTTGAAAATTATCCAGTCTTGCCGCCGCGCGTTCGGCGTAGGACGGAGACAAATTAGGAGAATCCAATGCTTGAGATAGATCGCAAAGCGCAGCACCGATTGATGGCACTCGATGCCACCAACAAAATTCAAGAGGCGGTCGGCCTCGACGACAAGTGGAAGGGACTAATTGAGAACACGATCTATACGCTGTGCGAGGACTGCTACCGGCGCGGCGTTCAATATCCGCCGCTAATCATTCCGCCGCGCGCTTACCGTTGAAACTTTAGGAGTTTGCCATGACGGACATTTCTGGTTGGCCAGAGACGGTCCACATAATGAAAACGCTGGACCGCAATCCCTGGACCGGCGAAGAACGAGATTTCCCAGTCGAGCGCATCATGGTGCCGCTGAACGAATATCAAATGGGCAATCTGATCGACGCAATCTCGCAAGCAGAAGATAATGGCGATTGGTTCGGAGAGTTTTGCGCCATTGTGGCCCGGGCCATGCAGGTCGCCGGCATCAAGCAGCTAACAAGCAATCGGGGTCGCACCTTTACTTTTGAAGACGTGGCCTGCGGCAGAATCCGCAAATCGACTGACATTTAAGGAGAATCCGGTGCGCGTGATCGTCTGTGGCAGTAGGAATTGGGGCGAGTATCCCGATCAGCGCGAGAAGATTTACGCTGCGCTCGACGCTATCCATGCCGAGACGCCAATCACGTTCCTGTGGCACGGCAACGCGAAGGGCGTTGATACTGTCGCCGGAACATGGGGCGAGATCAAGCAAACGATCTGCGTCTGTCCGGTCCCTGCCGAATGGTCTAAGTATGGCGATCGCGCGGGGCCGATCAGGAACAAAAACATGCTCGGGCAGGGAATTGATTTGGTGATCGCCTTTCCTGGCGGTAAGGGCACCACGAATATGATCGCGCAAGCGAAGCGAGCTGGCGTTCCCGTTAAGCAGATAGCAACTTAGGAGCGGCCATGCGCGACGAAACGACATCCGAGCATATCGCGCGAGACATGCGCGAGGGTCGGTTTCCGCAGCGGTCGGAACCGCAACAAGTTGAAACGCCTGACGATATCGTTGGTCACAAAACGTTCGACACCGGAGAGACGGACGAGACGACCGGATTCCCAAAGCTGCGCCATGAGCCATTGACGCGCGCCGAGGCAGACGCACTGTGGGATGCCTGCAAAGCCGCCGAAGCTGATCGCGCTGCGAGGATGCCGGATGAGACGGCTGCACTCCGTGCCATGCAGGATGCCTACACTCGGCTCAAAGAGCTTGGATGGCGCGAAGGCATCTATTCACCAAGGGACGGCTCAATCTTCAAAGTGATAGAACTCGGTTCAACTGGCATCTTCGATTGTGATTGCCGGGGCGAATGGCCAGATTGCACCTGGACGACCTACGATGAGCGCGACGCTTATCCATCGTCGCAGGCCCCGGCATTGTTCAAACTTTTGCCAGAAGCGCAGGCCGCATACGATGCGAAGATGGCGGCGGCGAGAGAACGCTACGCTGCCGAGTGTGCGGAAAATCATCACGATATTTAGGAGGCCGGAATGGACTGGATCGAGATTGTAGAGGATGGCGAGAATATCACATCCAAAATGCCGCCTGACGAAACCATCGTCGAGGTCAAACTTAAGGACGGCACAATCTGTCCGGCTTGGTACTCGCAGAATATTCAAGAAGCGGGCGACTGGGATTTCGTGCCGATTGAGCCGGGGACAGATGAGCCTGATTTAATGGCCGATAGCCTCGCTGCGAACGTAGCCGCGTGGCGTCCGCTAAACGCCACGATATAGAGGAGCGGATAATGAATAGCGTATGGATTGCCATAATGCTCGTGTGGGGCGACACACCGTTCATTCTTGGCCAGCCTGCTATCGTCAGACCTCATGGCCCAGCGGTATTTGTCGAACGTGAGGCTTGCCTTGTTGAATTGGAGAAATGGAAAAAAGACCAGCCGAAGATTTTCGAGCGAGTGACGATGCCAAACGGCGATCAGTTCATTCCGCAAGCTTCTTGTTTGAAGTATACTATAAATAAATAGGAGCCGATCATGGCCGTATTTGGCGAGTTCCTCGACCGCATATTCAGCAACGATGCGAAGTGGCCTTCCCGTCCCTGGCATGAAGTCCCGCCGGGATCACGCACACAAGAGCAACGTGATGCCTGCGCCGCTGCTGGTTATCGACCTTATATGCCCGTCAGCGGAGCTAATGGAGTTGTGATTCCTGGGCCGTATTCCAAGGATTGATGACCGCTGCTAAACAACTGAACGCTACTTTTCGTATTCCTCTGCCGTCATTTCGAGTTGACGAATGAATACATCGCCGTCGAATTGAGAATGCCATGGCGACTTAATATATGGGCATCCTGGGATTCTCATATCCCATTTTTCTTCCAACACCCAACGGCCTTGATCTATTGGGAATGTGCGGCGATAGATCAAACCCGGCTCGTTCTTCTCGGTCATTGCTTACGGCCCATATACGATGCTGACTTAACCGTACATCATTGGCGGCGGTAGATTAGGTTCTCTGCCCTCTACTTTCGCTCTTTTCCTCCTATCGACCACGCACCACCCTCAATGATTTCAAAGGGGTAGATTTAACCATTCGTTACTGCTTCGTACTACGCTCAATTACTCGCCGTGTAAAGCGCGCGGCGACAGGCGCCAGATCGCCCAGCCCAGCGCCAGGCCGTAGCCGAGATGGTAGAGCACGGTCACGCCAGCGCTCCGTCCTTTTGCCGCTGGAAGTCGTCAAGGCCGGCATAATGTGCCCTCGCGGTGCGGATCGTCGCCTGCGGGTGGCGGGTCAGCAGCTCGCGGATCACATTGTCGTGAGCGGCCGAGCTGGCATATAGAGCGCTGCCGGCGGCGCGCAGCAGCACAAAACGGACCTTTGTATGCTCGCGCCACTTGATGCGGGCAAAGCAACCGGCGTCCGCCGCGGCGCGCTCAACGCGCTTGTCAAAATAAAGGTCGGGGGTCGAGAGGCGGATTTCCATTATTGTATCGCTCCTATCCAATAGCCGATGCAGGCTGCGGCGATCGACAGGCCGAGAGCTGCGCCGACGATAAAATGACAGACGGCAAGGGCGAGGCGTTCGGGGGTGGTCATATTACAGCCACCGATGTTTGAGTGCGTAGCCGGCGCACTCAAACCATTCGCGTCCGGGCTTGTTCCAATTCGGCTTTTCTTTCTTGCCGCCTTGATGCCAGTAGAACTTATCGGCGTTGTAGATTGCCTTGCGCAACGCGTTTGCTTCCTTGCCCGTTCCTGTCTCGGCTTCTTGGCCAAATAGAGCATAGCCAAGCGAATGGACGATGTGAAAACCCATGTCCATGCCACAACCGCCGACGCGCATGCCGTCGCCGCGTGACGCGCGCGGCAAACCGAGTACCACGCTCACGGAATAATTCGGGTGCAGCGCTTCGCCGTCGCGCAAGATAACTACGCGAATATCGCGAGACATGCCTGAACGGCTAACGTGATCCAGAATAGTGTGGACCGTATCGCCGGGCTTGAGCCATTTCCTGAGTTGTGCCTTCGCTTCAGCGATTTCCGTTTTGCTGTATTTTGTCATGATCCTTGACCTTCCAGGTTCGGGGTGAATTATTGCTTGGCGCGACGGACGCGGCAATAATCGCCAGCGCCGCAGTAGTACGTGCCAACATATCGGACGTTATTAATCCCCATAAATTCGATCGAGCGGCGTTTGTCGCCCATGTTGCCGCGGTATTCGTGGCCCAGCCGACACCACTCCGATAGGGCTTGGCCCATCCACGTCGTCACCTGCTTATTCTCGCGGCGAACATAGGCAAAGTATTGGATAGGCGGGTCATGGAGGAACTCAAATACCTCCAGGTTGGACGTTTCCGTATTTGTCGGCGCCACAATGCCGGCCGCCGCAAGTTCTTCTGTACGGTATGCGTTTGTCTTGTGATCTTTCAGCCAAGCACGTACCGCTTCGTGCCGCGCGCGAATATCGGCCGCCTCGTATCTTGTAATTGGGGAATTGTGCATTTTGTGACCTCCAAGGGTTCAACGGTTGATAGAGAATACACGGGGAGAGGGGGAGTCAAGCTTTGTGTCGCTCCAGTGCTTTTTTAGCAATATCGAGCTGGCGCGCGATAGCGTCGAGATCGGCTGCGTCGTAGAACGTGGCCGGGCCGGCGCCCGCGCGGTTCTTGTTGATCGACGCCAGAATATCCCACGCCAGTTGCGTTTGCTCGGTCAATTGTTCCAGTTCTTCGCGCAAGTTGTCTCGATCCGCTTCCAGCTCGTTAACTTGATTTTCAAGCTTTTCGATCTCGTCCGGCGCTTCTAGTAGGTCGCGCAAGTCATCAAGCGCGTCGATCACGGCGGGCGGTTGCTTGGCGCGAATCGCCTGGTCGCGCAAATAAGCGACCGTTTCCTCCGGCTGCGTGTTGTAGTGGAAACGCATTTTTGACCTCCAAGGGTTCGATTGGCGCAGGATTGTTGCGCGTGACGTGCATAAGATACACAAAAGTGAGAGGAAGGCAAGGAAAAATTGGGTAATTATGTTGCGTTTGTAATGCGGGGATTAGTCGAATGTTGCGCGGCTTGTTGGCCCTGTTCCACTGTTTTAGAAGCGATAGCGGAAAATGCTTCAAGGTTCAGCCTATTGTTCAAGATTATACCATTGTTTTTATTATATAAATGAATATTTGAATAGACTGAATAGGGTTAAAAAGCCCAATGAATTTTTACACAGTTTACTTCCATGCTTAAAAAAATATATCCTAATCAAAAACAAGTGTTCAATCGTCATCTATTCAGCCTGCAAGAAAACACAAAATTTGCGTAACGCGGCAAAGCGTGATAGAAAGCCCCATAACAGGAGGCTTTCATGCTGATAGTCGGCACGCATAGTTGGAAAAACGAGGTAAAACGGTGGCAGGCGCCGATCGACTTTGAGACCTGGCGCGCGGAAGTATGCGGCAGGATGGCCGGCGACCATTTGCCGTTGCGAGAGTATTATGAGGCTTGTTGGGACGCTGCTGATTGTAATGAGTATTTGCTCGTTAACGGGATGCTTAAAACACCGCCAAAGCGCCGCGTGGTTACGCTCGATGTCGAGACGGTCAACAAACGATTTGCGGTGTGTCTGTGGCGCGAGTGCCATAAGCTATTGACGCGACGCCTCACGCCAGAGGCGCGGAAGCTCGTTTGCGATATGCGGGTCAAAATGCAGGTACGAGCGGGAATAGAAATATTGGGCAAACCGGATGATGGGGCTTGACAACTCAGAATGTAGCAAATACATTGCGCGGGTGAGGTTGAACCCGAGCCCAGGAGGCCAGCATGCATAAGCCTTATTTTAGCGAAGGATCGGAAGCGATGCTTGCGCTTGAAGCGATGGTCGATAAAGTCGGCCTCGCTAATGTGCTTTACGCGCTCGCGCACATTTCCAATGCAAAGGCCGAGCATTTACAAACGAATTGGCAGGATGCAAGCGGTGCACAATGGTGGGAGCAACGCGCGCGAAAGCTTGACGATTTAGCGGCGAAGCCTTTCATGCACGACGCTTGAAAACAACATTTAGCAGGAGGCAAGCGGTCGGTTAATCGCCGGCCGTTTTGCTTTGGCGCGTGCATACGCGGCTTGGCGCTTTTCGATCTTGTTTTCTAGCAAGTCCCAAGCCCATATTGGCGCCGGGCGGTATCCTTGGCGCCAGTCTCTGATTTGGGTGTAGGTGGCGCGGTTATCGAGCGCGCGTCGCATTGCTGCGCGGCGGCCGTCACGTCGCCCAGTGCGATCGCGTCGTGCCGGTAAGTCGAGATAGGTTAATAACAATTCTTCGAAATTAGAACGATACGCTACCGCGGCAGGGAACCGTGCAACGTGTTTGAGCTGCGCGCGATCGTCTTTCAAGTGTTCATCCATTCACAAAATCTACCGCACGGCCGCCGATCCCCGCAAGCCCTCTCGATCGCCGACCTGGCGCCAGCTCCCCAGACCCGCGAATCAGCCGAAACGTTCTTTTGACAATGTTCGGATCGGAGGCCGGACGGCGCAAAACGCCGTGAAAACGCAATCCAAGGCGCCTCTAACTATTTTTGAGGGCTAAAAATGCTCGATTTCGCCGGCCTGGCGCTGTCCACATTGCGGACTCGGCCGGTTCGCGGCCCGGTTGTGCGCGAATTTTTTGCAACTCGATCGGACCAACGCAAAGAAAAAATAAGGTCACGCAGTGCTCTGCCGCCGCAGAAAAAATTTTCCTTGACAGCGTACTACTGTGTATTATGCTCCGCGCTCCTGCCCCCTGGAGCTTCAAAAATGTCTGCCTCGTTCTGTTGGGAAATTGTCAAGCCAACTCGGTCCAAAAGCTTTTCTTGTGGCACGTCGAGCGATGTTGATGCGTTAAAGAAAACTTTTGGAGATCAAATAACAAATAAAGACATCCAGATGCTGCGTGCTATGCACCGCGCGACGCGAGCCGAGAAATCCTTGTGGGGTGAAATCGCTGACACGCTTGAACGGCTAGAGGGCGGTAATTATGAGCAGCCGGTAGTGCTTAAGATTTGGGTGGAATACTAAATGTCAGAACGGCTAATCATACTACCCTCTCAACCCGCAGCAGGAGGTGACAAGTGAGCAAGCGCATCACTCTTTCGGATCGAGAGTGTCAGGTGCTTTGTGCGGTGATTTACTATATGATGACACACGCGCAAGGTTTAGGCCAAGAAGGACGTTGCCTCGTTCAAATCGCCGGTACTGAACTGCGTGCTTTGCGAAGTAGATTGCTCAGGGACGCTGACAAGTGATTCCCCGCCGCTCCTTCCTTCTCGGCCTCGGTTCGCTCATCGCGGCGCCTGCCATCGTGCGCGCGTCTTCGCTCATGCCGGTGCGCGGCATCATCATGGATGTGCCGGCTTGGACGCCGCAATTAATGTTTTTTAGCGGGCGATACTGGTGGGTCGAGAATGGAATTGAAATTCACTATTCTGCCAAGGTGGATCGTTTTGTTACCGAGACAATACAAGCATGATTCTCAAAAAATCCCACCGCACTCAGCCTCTCCCCGAGCACGTCGAGACGCACACGACGCAGCTTCTGCTTTATCCCAAGGGTGATCCCAAGCTCGTGCCGGGCTCGACCGCTTACCTAGTCAACCACGTCTCGCCGGCCGAGACCTATCTGTTAGAACGGGACGAGAAGACCAAGGACCTGTTTGGCACGCCGCTGGTCTATTCGGTGGGGCACAGCCCCGATGCCAGTTTCCTGCGTCTGCATCCCACGCCCGATCGCGATTATTTTGCGGTGTTCAGGTACAACCCGGCGGCGCGTGAAATTTAGGGCTTGACAAGCCGGTTTTGCCTTGCGCAGCGGCCCATGCTAGGTTCCCTCGATCGTCCTCGATGGAGCCGATGGCCATGCGCCGTTTTTTGTTTTTAGCGTTCCTTCTGTTCGCTTCCCCCGCCTTCGCGCAAACGAGTGTCTTGATGAATTGGAAGGCGGCGGGTGGCAACACGCCGGTCGCGACCGGCAACCCGCTGCCGGTCAATATCGTTGCTGGCGGTGGATCGGGCGGCACGTCGGCAACCGACGAATCGGCTTTCACGCACGGCGCGACGGCGTTGACGCCTGTTGGCGGCGTCTACTGGGTCTCCATTCCAAACCTGGCCGATGGAGAGACCGGCGCCGCGGCGATGACCACAGCTCGCTCCGTCCACGTCCTCGACGATAACTCGGCTGCGCTGCTGGCCGCCGCTCAATCCGCCATCCCCGGCTACTACGCCACAGCCTACAATACATGCAGCCAAGTCAGCGGCACCACAGCGCCCATCTGCGTCGATCTCAATGGCAATATGTACGCCAACATCAGTCGATATATGCAGGCGTTGGGTTCGCCTTCGACTTCGCTGATGATGCCAGTGCAAGGCGGCTCGAAAGGTGGTCTTGCCGTCGTCAACGGCGGCAGCTTCTATCAAGCGGTTGCCGCTTCGCAGACCGGAACAGTTCTGCAATCGTCTACCGGGGCAACGGGTGACTACCTCTCACATTGCGTGATCTATCCCGCTTCGACTTCGCCTGGCGTCGTCACAGTGTTCGACGGTAGCAACACGGCGGCCAACTCAGCGATCTTATTCCCCGGTGGCTCGTCGAGCCTTTCCAATCTTGCCCCTATTCCAATCCCGGTCGGGGCCGTCAGTAAGAACGGCGCATGGGAGGTTACGACCGGCGCAAACGTCTCCGTCGTCTGCTACGGAAAGTTTAGCTGATGCGTAAGGCTGTCTTTGCCCTTTTTGCCGGGCTGCTATTCTGTGCGCAGACCATGCTGCCCGGTTTCCCGCCGGGTTTATTTGGCAATCGCGCATATTTGAGCGGTAGTGGCGGCGGCTCTCTCTCTTGCAGCTATACGCCGGTCACGGCGGCCACCTACAACGTCGCCTATACGGGCGCGACTCCGTCGGCTTCAGGCGGCACGCCCTCCTACACGTTCTCGAACACCGGGTCACTGCCTCCGGGATTCTCGATCAATTCCAGCACCGGCGTCATCAGTGGCACTGATACGGTCGATTCGAGTGGTGCGACCTATCCCGGCATCCAGGTCAGCGTCACCGACAGCCTGAGTAATACGGCCAACTGTGGTGGATCGTTCACGATTACCGTCGCAGGCGGCAGCGTCATAAAGAGCATTCATCAATATTCGATCACAATCGCAGCGTCATCGCTGACCAACACAGCGACGATTACGTCGGTCACGACCGCAAACACCGTCATCATATGGCAGGGAACCACCAGCACCTCCTCAACTTCTGGGGCCTATAATCGCGCCGCTGTTCGGTTGACTTTGACGAACAGCACGACGGTCACGGCAACTCGCGAGAACAACAGCGACTCGACCACGATTAACTTCACGGTCGTCGAGTTTGCCTCCGGCGTGAACTCGATCCAGGCCGGGACGATTACCGTTGCATCGGGTAGTGCGTCGAACACGGCAACGATTAGCGCGGTCGGAGCAAACGCCTTCGTTCTCTACCTCGGAGAGAGCACAGCCGGAACGAACGGCTATAGCGACAGCGTGGGTGCGGTCCAGCTTACTAATTCGACGACGGTGACGGCATTTGCCGTCAACACCGCCGTTGCAAAGACCGTCAGCTACATGGTGGCCGACCTCGACACCACGGTTGTCGACGGGGTGCCGCGAAGTTTTGCCTCGACATTTGCCGGAAGCACGACATCTGACGCCACCACGATCACGTCAGTAGACACGACCAGGAGCGTCGTTTTCCCAAATGGAAACGTGCCTGCCGCGACGCAAGTTGCCGACAGGTGTCAATATGTTCTGACCCTGACGAATGCGACGACGGTCACCGGCGTTCGCGCTGGCGGAACGGGGATTTCACGCACTTACTACGGAACGGTGGTCCAATTTGCCGCTAGCGCCGTCAACAGTTTGCAATCCGGTACGATTGCTCTTTCGTCGCCTACGGCTACGATCACCTCAGTAAATACAGCGAAAGCTGTCGCTGTTATGACTGGATTTAATTCGTCAACAGCCACGACACCGAATGCAGTCTTCCCAGATTTGACGCTAACAAATTCGACCACTGTGACCGCAACAGTAACGACTGGAACCACCACAAACGTCGGCTGGTCCGCTCTTGAGTTCAAATGATGGGCCGCAAACTAATCCTCCCGCGGAGAAAGATTTTGCGGGCTGCGTTGTGTGCCGCCCCATTTGTACTTCTTTCCAAGCCAAGCAAAGCTTGGTTTCCGCACGGAGTGGCGTCTACGGTTGACACTTTACTTGTCGTCGTCGCGGGCGATAGCAATACAGGATCAGGTCAATTTTTTAATGCGACCTACGACACCACGCGACCGAATCTTTATCAATTTCTACACGGGCATACGACAGCCCTAGCGCAAGAGCCGCTGGACATGATTTCCCCGGCGGGGGCGAATGAAGTTGGCTCGACGACACGGTTGTGTCAGTTTTTGATCGACAATGGCCATGTGCCCGCTGGGGTTGTCCGTATCGTCATGCTGCCGACCGGCTGGGGCGGAACTGGACTTTCGCTCGCTGCCGGTAATACCGGATATTGGAATGTCGCTGGCTCACGCCAGGCCCTCGATGGCGTTGCTGGGAGTATCACGAACGGATCGGCCGCTGGCTTCAACGGGCTCTACGGCATGATAAATGCCGCCAAGGCGACTTATCCGAACAACAAGATTTGGTTTTTTAATTGGATCGAAGGAGCAAACGACGGCAGTTGGGTTTCGCCGAATTGGACGAACGCGATGATCGCCCTGTGGGCAGAGGTGCGCGGCGTCTACGCCGATGCTATCAATGCTCCGATCCTGGTGACGGGAGTTCCGCCGGATAAATATAATCAATATCTGGGGAACGTGAACAATTACCACATGCTCGGCGAGCAGGCGGCAATCGGCAGCAGTGTCTCGAAAGCCTATTACGTCGATCCATCGTCTCCCACGGTGCTGCATTCCTATCTCGGAAATGCATTTATTCATTTCAACGCGGCTGCTGCGCGCGGCGGCGTGACGAATTTCAACACGAGCGGCTATGCGTGGTCATCCGGTGCGACCTACAACACGGTGGCCGTCGGGGCTGGCGATAACAACGTAGCGGTCGGATCGGACAATTATCTTTACACGACGCTGATTGACGGAAACATTGGCAATGATCCGTCTGGCAATGCTTTCCCGGCTAAGTGGCGTCAGAACTACAGCGCGACGGAAACCATTTCCGATTCCGACTGCCTTGCCTACCGTCAATATCAAGCTCTTTTGAGCGCAGGCTTCTGATGAAGATACTACGCAACATCGCTTTATCCCTTGCGCTGCTGTTCCTGAGCGGCTGGTTTCCGCACGGCTATGTGCAGACCGTCACGACAGAGCGCCTCAAGATCGGCGACGGCGGCTGGGCCGTCGGCATGGACATCGCCAACGACGGCTCGCGCATCATGCGCACCGACATTGGCCAAGGATACGTCTGGCCGGTAGGTGCGACAGCATGGAAGCCCTGCATCACCGCATCGTCGATGGCGGGGACGATCTTCGCTCCTGGCGGAGCAACCGGCCTTCTCGGCAACGGCCCGTGGGAGATGGTGTTCGCGCCAAGCGACTCACAGCGCATCTATATGCTCTACGGCGAGTATCGCAACTCGGTCGTCCTGCATCTATTCCGCAGCACCGATCAATGCGCGTCGTGGCAGGAGCTAACGAACTTCCCAGCCAACTCGTCTGCGGACGCTGGCGGTAGCACGAACCGCGTCAGCGGCCAGAAGATCGTCGTCGATCCCAACAATGAAAACGTCATCTATGTCAGTAATTCGGTGGATGGAGTCTATCGCTCGACCAATGCCGGGGCGGCAGCGGGAAGCGTCGCTTTTACGAAGATCTCGCCCTTCGTTCCTTCCGGGCAAGAGGTCGGCGATGCCGGGATGGCCATCGACGGCAATTCTGGAACGACGACGCTCGGCGGAGCGACGGTCAGCAAAAACGTCTATATTCCAAGCTATGGCAAGGGCATCTATGCCAGCACAGACGGTGGCAATTCTTATTCAGCGATTTCCGGCGGCGCTCCCACCAAGACAATCACGTTTTCAACGACAGCGACGAACACCTGCATCCTCGTCACCGTCGATATTTTTAACAGTACTGCGCCATCGACGATAAGCACGATTTCAGATACCAGCGGTCTTACCTGGACGCGGCGCACGCAATTGGCTGGTTCCGGCACCCACGATATTGAGGTGTGGTACGCCGTCTCGGGGGCTGTGCAGACCAACGATCAGATCACGCTCACTTATACGAACTTCACGACCGGCATCGATCAATCGGTGATTACGGTTCTGGCCGTGGAAGGGTGCAACACTTCGTCGCCCTTCGACGCTCATGCTGGCTTGCCGGCAAAAAGCGCCTCTGCTGCTCCCACGATAAGCACCTCGAACGCGAACGATCTCATTTTTGTGTTCGACGTTTCCAATTCGGCGACGCCGGACGCTGGGTACACTTGCCTCGGTACGTGCGGAACGTCGAACACTTACATCGAATATAAAATAGTCTCGGCAACGCAGACCTCGATCAATCCGGGTAGCGTCGGCGCTTCGCTTCAACGCGGTTGGACAACGGACGCGCTCCAGCAAGCGGGCGGCGGCACGCTGCTCGTTGAAACGTCAGGCGTCGTGCAATCAGGTGGCGTGGACCCCCCGCTGACGCCTTACCAAGTTCTGCACGGCAAAATAGGGTGCGACGGGATTTACTACGTCACGGACTCTGACGCGCATGGCTGGAAATGGGACGGCGCGAGTTGGACACAACTGCTGCCGATCCTGGGCGGCTCCGCTGGCCAATATCTCGTCAACATCATGCCAGCACCCTCGCCGCATTGCAGTCGCATCTCGGTCGCGGCCTACACGTTCACGCAGCACAATATGAGCGAGGACGACGGCGCAACGTGGATCGGCTACAAGAACGATTTAAGCGGCGGCAGCGGCGTGACGGTTAGCTCCGCGACCGTTCCTTGGTACGTGGGAGACGGCCCGCACTCGCTTCAATCTGGCGACGGCAAATATAATCCGACCACCGGCTATCTCGAAATATCGACCGGCTTTTGCTACTATTACGCCGACATGCCCGCGAGCACTGCTGGTTTCGTCCGCTATGCGATGTGCAACGGAGCGGAGTCGCAGGTTCCTTACCTCATAACGTCGGTGCCAGGAGGACACACTTTCTTCCAGGGTCTCGACATTGGAATGTGGGCGGACCTCAGCACAAGCACCTACCCGACGCAGGGCCTGCCGCTTTTAGATTATATCGGCGGTCTCTGCGCAGCGTGGTCGATGGACTATGCGGGGCAAAGCCCGTCCAACATGGCGGTGATGTGCAATGAGGCTCTCGGGATAGAAAATAGCAGCTATTCCACGAGCGGAGGCGCGACCCAAAGCGACTGGCATCTATTTGGCGGCTCAACGAATCCGTATCAAACGCAAGCTTCGGCTATTGCCGCTGGTTATACTCCGCCGTTGCCAGTGAGCGGGCAAACGGGCGGTAGCATAGCGATGAATGCGACCGATCCCACGAACATCATTTGGGCGCAATTAAACACTGACGGCAGGCTTTATGTCACGACCGATGGCATGAGTGCGCCGATTACATGGAGCCTCATTCCGCAGTCGTCTTTTTCAGGCGCGCCATCGTCGGCTCCCTACGGCTGGAGCATTGGTGCCTCGGGTTACAACAGAATTGCGGTAATTTCCGACAAGGTAGATGCGGACACCTTCTATGCCTACAATTCGGTGACGCCGGGGCTTTACAAGACGACCAACAAAGGCAGCACTTGGTCGTTGATTTATTCAGGCACGCTTACCGGCGAGACTGGCTATTTGCAGCTTTGGGCAGTTCCTGGATTTTCCGGGTATCTCTACGTGATCTCAGGCTACGACGGCAATTCAGCAACCGCCGGGAGCTACATGAAGTATTCCACGGACCACGGTGCGTCGTGGACGGCCTGTCCGAACGTCCTGAATGTCAGAAGCATGGGGTTTGGCAAGGCACCCCCTGCCAGCGGTACAGGTCATCCAACGATAGTCATCAACGGCTGGGTCGGCGGCGTGCAGGGGCTTTACGAATCTGAGGACGATTGCCAGACGTGGCGCCCCCTCGGCTCTGGACAGCCGGCAAATGACACTTGGAATCAGACCGCGCAGATCGTGGGTGGTGACATAAACAACTACGGCGTATTCTATACGGGACAGGCATGGGGAAGCGGCTTTACCAAGATCACGTTGCACTGATGATCCACCCCATCATCCTCGCCGTCATGCTGTGGTGGACGCCGAGCATGTTATGGATGGGCTGGGCTTGCTGGTTGTCGCGGCTTGACAACCGTACTCTTTCGTAGCACATTCCGCTGATGACCAAGGTCGGTGATCGTGGTTTGCGCATGTCGTCGGGCGAGGTTCGTCACTTTCGCTCCAAGGGAGCGCGTGATCGCTTCGAGCGCGTGGCCGAGGCGGTGAGACATGGTTGGAAACCGACGCGCGGCAAGCGGCGCAGCCGTAGAGGAAGGCGCAGGTAATGCAGACTTCTCCGGTCGGCCGCAAGTTCATCGAAGGATTCGAAGGTCTTTTTCTCGAAGCCTATGACGATGCTAACGATCGCATCGTGCAGCGCGGCGATATCGTGCGTGGCACGCTGACGATCGGCTACGGACACACCACCGCAGCAGGGCCTCCTGCGGTTTATGTCGGCATGACCATCACCAAAGACCAGGCTGATGCCATGCTGGCGGCCGATCTGGCTTCGGTCGAGATCGAGGTGCAGCATCTTGTCAAGGTGCCGCTCAATCAGAACCAGTTCGATGCGCTGGTATCGTTCCAATACAATACCGGCTGGCTCGCGCATCCGCAGTGTTCGTTATTGCGACAATTGAACGCCGGCAACTACGATCTGGCCGATACCGATTTCATGCTGTATGATGAGGCGCAGGGCAAGGTGCTGGCCGGGCTCGAACGCCGCCGCGCAGCCGAGAAGGAATTGTTCGCGGCGCCTGTTTCGGCGCAAGTTGCACAGGAGAGCACATGACGATTTCCCCGCGGGTAGGAATCTGGATCAGCGTGATCGCGGCGCTGCTGTCTTTCGTCGCCATTAGCACGGCGCAGCTCACGACACTTTTTGACGCCGCGACGGCAAACCACATTACGGCATGGGCTGCATTTCTCGGCGGCGCCATCAACGCGGTCAATGCCGTGCTGCACATGATCCCTTCGGCATCGACGCCGCAAGCGCTCGCTCAATTCCCCCTTGGACCGAAAACCTGAGAAGGACTTCACGATGACCGATACCTCGACGCCGAATATCTTTCAGCAGATCGAAGCTGCGTTGTCCGCCGACTGGCAGAAAGTGACGGCCGTGTTCCAACAGGCGGAGGCTTTCGCCGCCGACTTTCTCGGCAAGGTCTCGGCCGGCGCCGAGATTCTGATTCAGGATATCGAAGGCGCGGCGAGCTACGTCGCCGGCAACTTGACAACCATCCAGGCCGGCATCAGCGCGGCCGGCGCCTTGGCCAATACCGTGGCGCCAAACAATACCACGGTGCAGAAAGCTGTCGCCGATCTCAACACGGCGGCGAGCGATGTTGCCGATCTGCACGCTGCGTTGACCTCCGGCTCGTCTTCCAACGATCCCGAGATCGTCACCAAGGCTGTTACCGCCATCAACGCGGTCAACCAGCTTTCGCAGATCGCCAGCGCGGTCAGCAGCTCGCTCGGCACGTTGGCCGCCAACTCGCCGACCGCCACATCGGCCGTGACTGCCGCTGCACCGCCGCCGACCGCCTGATGCGACTTTATTCGCCCGCATGGATCATCGTCGCCGGAGTCGTGCTGGCGCATGCGACCGGCGTGATCGACGTGACCAGTAAGATATTGGGCGGCATCGACTCGTCGGCCAACGCCATTCTCGACATGCGCAAGGTCGTCCCTCAACTCGGAGCCGTCATCCATGAATCTGCTGCCTCTCGTGGGGTTCTATTGGCGAAGAAGCCAGGATATCGAAAAGCTGGTCGGGTCGGGTCACAGCGGCGACTCGCATCTGATCACTGACCTGCTCGAAGCCAACGCGCCGCTGCTGAAGAAATATTGGCCCGCGCTCAACGAGAATGGGCTGCTCGACGACGCCCTAGCGACGCTGAAAGAGGTGCTCGCGCCGCCGGCCTCGGCCCCAACCGACGGCAACATCCAAGGTCAGCAGGGGGCGGGCGCAACTTGACAAAAGTTCCGTCTCTATAGAATGTTAGTCCCGCGCTCGCAGTAGACGACATTATTGCATGGCTTGGTGGGATCGGCTTGCCGTTTACAAGCGCATCACTTTATTTGCCACGATGATTTCGGCGGTCATTGCCGCGCTGTTTGCCGTCGCCAATGTTCTTCAAGCGGGTGAACCGCATTGGATCGCGACGCGCAGTTTTGTCAGGATGACGGTCGCCGAAACCAGCAGCAAAATCGCGCAAAGCGAAAACCAGTTGAAGACGCGGCAGGTCCAGACCGAGTTGCAGGTTTTGCAGGGCCGCGTCGAGGCTATCAAGTCCAAGATCAGCGATCGCGAGCTGTTGTTGCAGCAGCCGGATGGGCCGCCGCAATATAAAAATCTGATATCGCAACAGGTTGATGAATTCAAAGAGCGATTGAAAATACTACAGGCGCAGACCGACGATTTGCGGCGCGAGCTGGCGGGTCGCCAACCGTGATTTGACGGCTTTTCATAAATCTGCCATCATAAAATATTCCCCAACAAATTGTGCTTGTCAGGAGGTCAAGCGAGACGCTGTTTTGTAGTCAACAACAAAGAGGCAACCATGAAATCCAAGATCATGGCAGCTATTGCTGTCGTACTGCTCGCTATCGTCTCGACTTCGGCGCAGGCAAAACACAGGCATCATTACCGGCATCACTATCATCACGCTCGCGTCGTCTCGCACCAGATACATTGCGGGCGATTTGGTTGTGACGATCGCGTGGTCGCACGCAGCGAACGCTTCGTGGAGCGTTTTGAGACGGTCGCCGATGAAGGCCGCATCGTTGGCGGGCGTCCCGCCGGCTGCCCGCATGCGTTCTGCGGCTGCGGCACCAGTCTGCATATTTTTGGCCGCATCATCCCCGAGCTGAACCTGGCGGCCAACTGGCGGCGTTTTCCGCCCGCCTATCCTGCGCCCGGCATGGTGGCTTGGCGCTGGGGGCACGTTTTTGCCATCGAGAGCGTCAATGGCGACGGCACGGTAATCGCCTACGATCCCAACAGCGGCGGGCATCGGACACGCATTCACACCGTCAGCCTGCGCGGCTATCATGTGGTCAATCCGCACGGCGAGAGACTGGCGTCAAGATAGCGCTTGACAATCGTAATCGTGTGTATTCTACTCGGCACCGTTCGGCGGGGTCGTCCCCCAGATTGCGTCGAACGGTGCCGGGCAGCACACCCCCCATCCCCTCCCCGCTGCCCGGCACACTAACCTTGGAGCAAGGATGCCGCAATCCGATGTGCGCGAACGTCTCAAGGATGCAGCAGCCGAGTTCAGCGATCTCGTTCGCTCCGGCGCGACCAAGGAACAGCTTCTCAACGGCGCCAACGGCAAGCGCGGCCTCAATCATCTCAACGAGCTGTTCATGATGCTGCCCCAAGGGCCGAACAAGGCGGAGTTCAGGATCAAGGAATGAGACGTAAATCCAAACGCGAGCCGTTGCAGGTCACATCGTTCCGCCTGCCGCTCGACGTAAAAACATTTCTGCATGGGGAAGCGGTTTCGAAAGACAGGACCATGAGCTACGTCCTTGTCGAGATCGTGCGGCTCTACATGAATTATCTCGCCGAGCAAGCCAAGCAGCCTAAAGTCAAGAAATAAAACTGCGGGAAGTCCGATGCGAACAGCCCTGATCACGACAACGATAAACGTACCGCGCGTGCTCAAATTGTATCGCAAATTTGGGCCGGACGTGCAGTTCTTCGTCGCCGCGGACGAGAAGACGCCGCGCCATGCCTACGAGTTCTGCGCCGACATCCCCAAATGCGAGATTTATTCGCCCGAACGGCAGCGCGAGCTGGGCTATGAGTGCTCGGCGCTGATTGGTTGGAACTGCGTGCAGCGTCGCAACATTGCGCTGCTCGAAGCGGTGAAGTGGGGCGCGGAAGTTATTGTGACTATCGACGACGATAATGCCGCCCTCGATGTTGGTTATTTCAATCATATCAGATGGACGTTCATGCGCCCTTATTCCGGGCTCGAAGCGCAGTCGCTTTCCGGTTGGTTCGATCCTGGCTGTCTACTCGTGCCGCAAACCAAGCATCGTGGCTTCCCGATTGCGATCAAATCTGAGCCGGTTTTCGAATCGATTGTCGACGCCAAGATCGGCGTCGTTGCCGGGTTGTGCCTGGGCGATCCAGACGTGGATTCAATTACGCGCATCGCGACTGCACCGGTCATTCATTCCGTTTCCGAACTGGCTCGCGCGGGCGTTGCCGTCAATATTTTTTGCAAGACTGTGTTCAACTCGCAAAACACTGCCTTCATCCGCGAACTGGCTCCGGCGATGTTCATGATGCCGGGTATTGGCCGGTACGATGACATCTACGCTTCGCTGATCTGTCAGCGCGTCATGCGCGAACGAGGGCTGCACGTTCATTTTGACCAGCCGTTTGTATGGCAGCAGCGCAACCAGCATAATCTGCTCGGCGATCTGCGTGCCGAGATCGACGGCATGGAACATATTGTAGAATTTGCGCAGTTTCTCGACGATGTGCCGGCGACATTTTTCCTGCAAGGCCCGTGTATCCCGACGCTGCGGGAGACTTATCAGGCGGCGAAAGAGGAACACTATCTGCCGGCCCTTTCGCTCGAAGCGGCGCTGGCTTTCCTCAACGATATCGAGAAAATTCTGTGATAAAAATATTGCCCCCGCAAAAATATTTGAAAGAGTGTTTTCGATATGATTCGAAAACAGGGAAATTATTTTGGAAAAAACGCCCACTTCGACATTTTGCAAATAGTAAGCTGTTTAAAATGTATAACACGAGATGGGCTAGTCGAGAAGCTTTGAATTTTAGTGAACCCGGAGACTATAAATATGGTTCGCTTGATGGCACGACTTTAGCGGCGCATCGTGTTATATGGAAAATTGTAACGGGAGAAGAACCTCCAAGAATACTTGATCACAAAGATAGAGATAAACAAAATAATCGATTTAAAAATCTGCGAGCAGCCGATGGTTCACAAAACGCGTTAAATCGCAATCTTACAAAAGCTAATACAAGCGGAAGAACCGGAGTCAGTTACAATAAAAGAGATCGTAAATGGCTTGTGCAGTTAGGGTTTAATTATAGGGTTCTTTTTGGCGGACTATTTAAAAATAAACAAGATGCTATTAAAGCGAGAAACACGCTTGAAAAGAAATTTTTTGGAGAATTTTCTCAATGAAAATGGCACTATCTTTGTTGACGGCTAATAAGCCCGAGCTGGTCGCCCAGTCGGCCAAGCCCTTGCTGGCGGGCGCTGTTGCTAATAAATATCATCTGTTTGTCGTCGACGGATCGACCAGCGATGTAAACGAGCAGGCGATCTGGGATTTGACGTGGCCTGCCGGTCACATGCACGCCAATGTGCGCGGCGGTGCCGGAGCGGCCATCGTCTACGCGCTGAGCATGATGCTGGCGCACGAGGAGAACTACAGCCATGTGGCGCTCGTCGAAAGCGACGTGCTTCTTCTTGACGGCTGGCTCGATTGCCTTGATCTGTTTGATCTTGGCAGGACCGTTGGGCTCGAAGTGGGGGCTGTCAGCGCACGTTGCTACGTGGATCGAGTTCTATTCCAGGAAGATCGTTTTGCCGTGATGCACAATCTCGGCGCGGGGATGATCGTGCTGACGCGCGAGGCCGCGCGAATTGTGCTGGACACGTTCCGAACCGCATGGTCGACTGATAACCGCCGCATTTTTGCACAACTGGCGGGTCTCGATATCGGTTCGTTCTGGGCGTTCCGCACCAATGAGCATTATCTGACGGCAGATTGGCATTGGGAAGCCGCGCTTGCGGCGCGTGGCTTGGCGGCCTTGGCCCTGACGCCTTCTCCGGTCGAGATGATCGGGCAAAATTCGCCCTTGGCCGAGCAGGGATTGACGATTGCGACGGGACCGGTCGAGGAGCGGAGAGACAGTATTGCGTTGGGGGTCTATGCAAATCAGCTCGCGCGCGTCGGCTGCGCATCCCCGGATCAATTGTTGCTTTCTGTCGACACCAAATTTCATTTCGACCCCAACACTGGCACCCAGACAATCTTTCCGCATCAGATGGAAATGCTTGGCGGCAATTATTGGGGCGATTGGCGGTTACAGGAAGCGCGTGGATGGGGCACGTTTGCTTGGCGGGCCGGCGACGGCACCGGTTTGAAGGAAATCGAGCAGGCGACCCATGGATTTTACACAAAGAACACGTTGAGCGTCCCTGTCTTCGGTCCCTGTGCCGTGCTCATGTCGGGCGGCAAGACCGGCGGTAAGATGGAAGTGATCGACATGCAATCCGGCTTCAAAGCCGCACCTGAACTGCCGCCGGAGGAAGGACACGGCGTTCTGCAATTGATGGTGCCGGGTGGCATGAATTATCGATCTTTGCGAATCAACGCCTTGACGCCGGGTGTTGTCTTCTATGGCATCCAGTCGCGCGAAAAGCAGCCCTATCTGCCGAACATTTCCTTCAACCACTCGATGTTGCCGCCAGCATGATGATACGCGCTTTGATTACCGGCATAACCGGCATGGTCGGCTCGCATCTGGCTGACTATCTGCTCGCCAACACCGGCTGGAATATCTATGGCATGACGCGATGGCGCAGCCCGCTCGCCAATCTAGAACAGCATTTTGGTCGCATCGAGAAAGGCGACCGGTTGTTCCTGCTCAATGGCGATCTGCGCGATAGTTCGTCGCTGCGTCATGTCGTGCAAACCGCGCGCCCCGATTTTGTCTTTCATCTTGCCGCTCAATCGTTCCCGCAGACCAGCTTCAAATCGCCGATCGATACCTACGAGACCAACATCATCGGTACTTGCCGCCTGTTGGAGACACTGTGGGAGTATGTGCCGGACGCGACCATTCATGTCTGCGCCTCGTCGGAAGTCTTCGGTCGCGTATCCAAGGACGAGATACCGATCCACGAGGATTGCCGGTTTCATCCAGCCTCGCCTTATGCCATCTCCAAATGTGGGACCGATCTGATCGGGCGCTTCTATGCCGAGGCTTACGGCATGAACGTACAGACGACACGGCTGTTTAGTCACAGTGTTAGTCGTTGGACACCAGTTATTTTGCGCGATAGTTGTAGCGGTTTAATTGATATAAAATATATTTCAGAATTACGAGAAGCTGGGAAACGTGGAGGATATTTTTCAGGCCGATTCTTGGAAGATGGTACACAACTTTGGGATTTCACGCGGCATAATCTTGAAGTATGGAATAACGGATGCTGGACAAAAATAAAACATCTGTCGTGCCACCCAATTCGAAATAACAAGATGCTTGAAATTGCCACTCGTTCGGGCTCTGTTGACGTAACTGATAATCATTCTGTGATAGGAATGGAAGGACAAGAACTCGTTGCAGCAAATTTGGCGAAAGGAGACAAGCTAAAAGTTACTGAATTGCCAATTTCAGAGGAAACCGATTTGCCTGAAGAACTGGCATGGTTGTACGGTTTTTTTGTTTCGGAAGGTTGTTTGACTCATGGGAAAATTAGAATTGATAATAAGAAAAAAGAATTGCTTGATCGTTGTCGATCCGCGCTATTAAAATTTTTAGCGTGTGATTCTTACTATACTACAGGTCGTCACGGCGTACTACGAATTACAGTCAGAAAACCTGAGCGCTTTGTTCAATATTTTATCGATTGTTATGCTAAGGATCACAATAAGCGTATCCCAAAAATTATTTTGAACGCTTCTCACAAGGCAAAATTAGCTTTTTTACGAGGATACAATGCTGGGGATGGACGATTAAATCATCCTACTTTGGTTAGTGAATTTTTAGATTTTAAAACAAAATCGCCCATTTTAGCGATGGGTCTTTTCGTTTTGGCGGAAGAAGTTTTGCGTGTTCGAGTAAGATTAACAATCGAACATCGAGCGCAAGCCCGTTATTATGGAGTACGACCGCTGAATCAAGTAGTAAGCGGAAAAGGCAAACACCTTCTCAGAGATTCGAATGAGATAATTAAAATTACGGAACTTCCATACGAAGGTGAAGTATGGGATTTTGAAACAGAGAACCACTGGTTTAACGCAGGAATTGGCGGGTTGATAGTGCATAACACAGGGCCGCGCCGCGGCGATGTCTTTGTCGAGTCGTCGTTCGCCAAGCAAATCGTGATGATCGAGCGCGGCTTGATCGAGCCGGTGATCCGCGTCGGCAATCTCAACTCGATGCGGACCTGGCTCGATGTGCGTGACGTGACGCGAGCTTACCACTTGCTGCTGACCAAGGACCCCATTATTGGCGCTTATTACAACATCGGCGGCGAGTATTCGTGTACGGTCGGCGATATGCTTAACGCGCTGCTGGGCATGACGGACGTGAAACCGCGCATCGAGCAGGACCCGGCGCGCATGCGGCCCATCGATGCCGACCTGCAAATTCCAAACACGCTCAAATTCCGTAAGCATACCGGCTGGCAGCCTGAGATTCCCTTCCGGCAGACCGTGCAGGACCTGCTTGACTATTGGCGCAACAACAAGATTCCGGTGCTGTACCGATGACATGGAAAGTATACCTAGAAAATTTAGTTAATTTCGGCCAGCTTGGTTATCGTATGTACGTTGGCAAAAAAAATGCCGATGGAACAAGTGACTTTTTATTTGGCCCTTCAATTATACATTTGGAGGCAAATCATTTTATCCCGCAAGAAAAAGCCTTTTTGGATGACAGTGGACCTTATCGAGTAGACGTTAGAAATTTTTTACAAGCGATGTCAGATACCGCATGGGAAATCGGTATAAAACCCAAACAAATTGAAGACAATTCTAACGAATTAAAAGCAACCAAGTATCATCTTGAGGATATGCGACAACTGGCGGGTATAAAGAAATGACCGAACGTAAATATCTGCCGACGTTGGCTGAATTGATCGATCGTTTGAGCATCATCATGCTCAAAAGCATTTTCATTTCTGAAAATCGGCAGGCATACCGCGAGGAAATGGCGCTGATTGAGCATGATATCGGGGCACTGCTCGCTGGTAAGCAACTTGGCGCTCTCGATGTTCGTGCCATCATGGCGATCATGCTGACGAACAGATTCATATGGGAAAATGAAAGTCGAGCGCGCGCCGGAGGGGATGACCAGGATAAATTGCTAAAACTTACGCATTCCGTTAACGGCGCCCGCAATACCGCCAAGAACGTTTTATCGAAGCGGCTTGGCGATCGGCTCGACTTAAAAATTGACTGCCTTGCCGCGAACTTGCCGCCGGAATTTGGCAAATGGCAGATATTTGAGGAGGGCGAGGTATGAAACGCGCCCTCGTTCTCGGAGCCTCGGGGCTGATCGGCTCACATCTCGTGACCCGGCTCAAGGAAGACGGCTATAACGTCGTCGGCGTATCTCGAAGTCGCCCCTTGATGAACGACGCCGACGAATATATCGAGGTCGATCTGCGCGCCGTGTCGCCGTCCGATACGCTTTTCAAGGGTGTCGATCGCCTCTATCAGCTCGCCTGCGAGGTCGGCGGCATTGGCTACATTGCTGATAAGGCCAATGAAGTCGAGATGTTGCGCAACTCGACTCAGATCGACATGGCGGTGCTCGAAGCTTGTCGTTATCAGCAATTGCGCGGGCGGCGGTCGCCCAAGATTTTTTTTGCCTCGTCGGCTTGCGTCTACAATAAGCCAAACAAGCGGTTTTATGCCGAGAGCGACGCCTATCCGGCCAACTGCGCCAATGAGTTCGCGTGGCAGAAACTGTTTGCCGAACGGCTTTATCAGGCTTACGCGCGCAATTGCGGCATGGACATTCGTATCGGCCGCCTGTTCAACACCTACGGTATCGGCATGGCCTGGCAAGGCGGGCGCGAGAAGTCGGTGGCGGCACTTTGCCGCAAGATCGCAGAGGCCGAGGATAATGGCGTCATCGAGGTCTGGGGCAGCGGCGAGCAGACGCGCTCCTACATGCACGTCGACGATGCCGTGGAGGGCATATGCCGCTTGATGGATTATCCGGCGCCGAACGCGGGCGAGCCTTTGAACATCGGGCCGACGCAGGAAGTCACCATCAAGGACCTGATTCGCACGATCAGCGCCATTGCCGGCAAGCATGTCTTTTCCCGCTTCGGCGACGGCCCTTCGGGCGTATCCAAGATTTGCTCGGATAATGCATGGATCAGGACAAAACTGCATTGGCAGCCGGAAATCCCGATTGAGGAAGGGCTGAAAGAGGTCTATCCGTGGATCGAAAAACAAGTGCTTGACTTGCGTACGCAAACGTAATACGTTATAGGAGTTGTCCATGCGTCTCGTTCTCGCGATCCTGATCTGCACGCTGTTGACCGGTTGTGTCGACGGCAGCACCGGTAAGTTCTTCATCTGCGGGGTAACGACGCATTGTAAATAATGGAGGGGGTCATGCTGCTCGGATATGCCCGCGTTTCCACGACCGAACAGGCCGCCGACAACCGCTACTCGCTGGAAGGCCAGGAAAAGATCATCCGCGGCTACGCGATGGCCAAGGGTTTCAGCCAGTTCGATACCGCCGTCTATATCGATCCGGGCATCAGCGCCTCGATCCCCTTGCGCAACCGGCCGAACGGCAAGAAGCTTCTGGAAGACGCCAAGCACGGCGATACCATTATTGCCTCGAAACTCGACCGCATGTTCCGCTCGGCTTCCGACGCGCTCAACATGGCAGAGATTTTCAAGGAAAAGGGCATCGATCTCGTGCTGTTCGATCTCGGCTCCGAACCGATCAATGCCAGCGGCCTGGCGCAGTTTTTCTTCACCATTATCGCCGCCGTGGCGCAACTTGAACGAACCCTCATTCGCGAAAGGATGATCGGTGGCAAGAAAGCGAAGAAAGCGAAAGGCGGCCATATCGGCGGGAAGACGCCTTACGGATACCGAGTTGTTGGCCAAGGTCGCGACGCTCGGCTCGAAGCGGTTGAGGAAGAACAAAGGGTTATTGCAAAGGTTAAGGAGATCGTCAGTGATCGGCCTTATCTCACGTCGTCATACACCAAGAGCCTGCTCGATGAAGCGGGGATGACGGCGCGCAACGGCAAACCATTCTACACCATGCAGGTCCGGCGCATCATCGATCAGGTGCTCAGTGCTCCTCACTGATTTCGAACTGGAGTGCATGCGGGTTTGCACGCACTGCCGGAAAGCCAAGGAAATGGAAGAAGCGAAGCAACCGGGACACTCGCTGCGCTATCGCAAAGATACCGGCGAATGGGTCCACGATTTCGTGCGCGGCGAGATGTTTCAACACGTTTATTGCGTGGCTACTCCACTGAGGAAAACGCATCGTGGGTGACAGAAAAACGGCCGAGTTGCTGTTCAATCAGGCTGTGACGAGCGCCAACGACCGCTCCAAGCCTGAGTATCTTCAACACGCCTACCAACTTTTTTGCTCGGCGGTCTACACCGACCCGACATGGGCCACCGCGTTGTACCAAGCCGGCAATAATGCTTCCGATCTCAACCATTACCCCGCTGCTCTTGCCTGCTGGCGCCGCGCGCTCGAATGCGAGATGCCGGATACCGGTGAGCAGAACGCGACCGAGGCGGCGCGCGGCAAGGTAATGTGCAATCTCGGCTGGCGCCTGGAATCCATCGGCGAGACGATGGAAGCGCTGGAGTGGAGCGAACGGGCCGTCAAGGTCGATCCCGAGCTGTCTTTTGCGTGGCTTAATCTGTCGATCGTGCAGACACGGCTTGGTCGTTTGGAGGAAGCTGTCAAGTCGGCGCGCAGGGCGCACGAGATGTCGCCCGACGATGCGAACATTGAGATGGGTTTGGCGTTTGCGCTGCTGTTCAACCGCAATCTGGCCGAAGGCTTCAAGCATTTCGAATCGCGGTGGAGCGCCAAGCTGGTCAATTTCACCAAATATCCTTATGAGAAGTGGCTGGGCGAGCCCGGCAAGACGTTGTTTTTGGTCTCGGATCAGGGGCTCGGCGATACGCTCAGCATGTGTCGGTTCTTGCGCGAGACATGCAGGCGCTCACGCTATGTGCATGCCGCCGTGCATCCCGAATTGTTGCGGCTGTTGCAGTATGTCATGCTCGACGTGACCAATCTCAATCTGCTGCCGCAGCCCTGTACGTTCCCGGCGGCGGATGCCTGGACGACCTTCGTCAGCCTGCCGTTTGCCTTGGGCCTGACCGACGAGGAGATTAGGAACACGCCGCAGATCGAGTACGAAGCGCCGCGCAGCAACGCCAAGCAATGGAAGATGCCGGACAGGAAACTCCACATTGGCATCACCTGGCGCGGCTCGGCATTGAACGAGATGAACGAGTGGCGCTCCATTCCGCTGATGCAATTCCTGGATTTGTACAAGGTGCCGGGTGTGCAGCTTTACAGTTTGCAGGTTGACGCCAACAAGCAGCAACTGCACGACTTTGGCTGTGCGCCAATAATTAAAGATTTGTCAGGTTATATTCGGGACATCACCGATACCTGTTCCTTCTTGCGCGATCTCGATCTGGTGGTAGGCTGCGACTCGGCACTCGGTCACATCTGTACCATGATGCGCAAGGAATACTGGCTCGGCTATGCTTGGATGGCGCGCGATTATCGGGTTGGGTTCGACGGCTCCGACCAGCTCTGGTCGAAGTACAAGGTGTTCAGTCAAGGGCCGGATCGGCAGTGGAAGCCGGTATTCGATCAGATGGTTGAGGCGTTGAAAAAGCGTGTATGATCCATTTGATCCAAATATTTGGGTGGAGGAAGCACACGAATTTCGGATTTACGCCGATGATCGAGCACAAATTTATGCTGTCGTTGATGAGATCGACTACCACTACCTGATTCAATGGCGCTGGACATGGATACAAAATCGAAAAAAATTATACTTGCGGCGTTCTGTCGGACGGACAAACCGCAGTGTATATTTGCACCGGGAAGTAACGCAACGTGCTTTCGGCGGGCCGCCGACGCGAAGCCGAAGAATATCTGATCATCTCGACGGCGACAGTCTGAATTGTCGAAGGTCAAACTTCCGATGGGCTACTAAAAGGCAGAACAACAAAAACCGTTTCGGAGCGCATGCAAGTGTCTAATCTTTCACAGGACGAATTTACTGTTTTGCTGCTCGCCGCCGAGGGCGAGTCCATGATCCCGATTGGCCGCTGGGAAGCGCCAATTCTGGCGCTCGCCGAACGCGGCCTGCTGCACAAAAATGATCAGGTGAACTATGCCATCACATTGGAGGGCCGTAAGGCGTGCGCCGAACGAAACCGCGAGGATAACGCCCTTTTGCGTCCGCTTCTGGAAAGCGCTGGCCGGATTAACAATGCGCGCACACAGGCTCAGCAGTCCGTTGAGCAGGCTGCGCAGTGCCTTGCGACGGCTGCCAAGTCCTCGGCCATAGCGACCGGCGACGACGTAAAGGTATCGTTGCGTGAATGGAGCAGGGTCGCGCTCGAACGCGCCTTGGTGTTGATCGATGGCTGAACGCAAGGCGCTTGTCGTCGCCTTCGACAATTCCGACAAGATGTTTTTCGAGAACCACAAGGACCGGCAGGCGCATATTCGCTTGCCGTTTCAGGGCGAGGCGGCTGGCGAGTTTTTTGCGTTGGGCGATCATCAGCGCACGCGGCGCCGCATCCTGATCTGGCGCGTGCCACGCGACAGTCCCTACTATCATCCTGTGAAGCAGCCGTTCCTCAAGATACCGTTCCTTTGTTTTTCCGATGAAAGTATCGAGGACAGCGACGAGGTGTTGCTGCCGATCATCGCGATGATCATGGCGGAGCAGGCGCAAGTGCAAGGAGTGTAATCATGGCATGGAACCGGCACGTCTATTCGTCGAACGTTTCGGAAGTTGGTTACGATCCTGAAACCAAGGAACTGCTGATCACTTGGACGAAGGGCAAGCGATCGATCTACTCCGGCGTGCCCGAGGAACTGGCCGAGCAGTTGGCCAACGCGCCGTCTGTCGGCAGCATGCTGAACACGGAGATCAAACCCTATTATGTCCACAGATACGCCTGAAGAAAATTCCAATCGGTCGTTGTTATTTACGCAAATGGCGGTGCGGATCGAATCAAATAAAACCCAGTCTTTTGGCGGGGCCTTTGTTGTTGTGCCCCCGTCAGAAGGTGGCGAAATTTTGGATACGTTAATCTTGGATAATCGGCAAGATGCCGCTCAGTTCTGGATGCTGCTCAAGACCAAATGCGACATCGCTCTCGGCGAACTGGATCAAAAACAGAGGACACAAGCCACTTTCGGGCGGGGACGATAGTCGCTAGTATTACTTCATGCCCGGCTGGTCCCATGCCAAACGTGAACGTGTCGAACTGGCTTTTTACCAGTTTCTCAACCGCTGTTTCGTAAACAGCAAGGATTACGGCCGCATCTGCCTCGGCGAAAATCTTTACGAAGGGCAGCGCCGCGCGATCACCGAGATTTTCGATGCGCTCGAAGAAGACATCCACGATATCTATATTCTCAAAGCGCGCCAGCTCGGAATTTCGACTCTTTTCCGCGCGCTGACTGTTTTCTTGCTCGGCATTTTTAAGGGTCTGAAGGGGGCGATTGTTTTTGATACCGATAACAACAAGGCAAACGCGCGCAGCGAGCTTGAGACCATCATCAATGATCTGCCGCGGTCGCTGAAATTTCCCAAGATTAAATCAAACAACCGGGCTGGATTGACGCTGGAGAGTGACAGCCAGGTGTTGTTCATGTCGGCGGGCGTTAAGAAATCCAAGTCGAGCGGCACGCTCGGTCGATCTGTTGGTCTATCAGTGTCGCATGCATCCGAATTATGTTCGTGGGAAAACGACGAGGGGCTCGAAGCTTTCAAGCAGGCATTGTCCGATGTAAATCCTGACCGGCTTTATCTTTGGGAATCAACTGCTCGCGGCTTCAATCGTTGGCATGAAATGTGGCAGGAGGCTCGTAAGGATACTGCACATTGCCGTTGTATTTTTATCGGGTGGTGGGGCAAGGATTCGCAGCGCATTGATCGCTCGCATCCCGATTTTGATGTGTATGGCACGATGCCGCCGAGCGAGAAGGAAGCCGAGAAGATCAGGCTGGTGCGTGATCGCTACGGCGTCGAGATCACGCCGGAAATGCTGGCTTGGATCAGACGCAAGTATGATCCGACAGCGCAGGCGGAAGGCGATGCCGATCCTGAGTTTGAAGGCTCGACCACGCGCATCCAGGAACAGCCGTGGATCGAGGAAGAAGCTTTTCAGCAGACCGGTGCGATTTTTTTCTCGGCGGAGAAGCTGACGGAGGTTACGCACCGCGATGTCAGCAACAAATTTCACTCATATTTTTACAGCGTTGGGCAGGAGTTCGTCGACACGCACATCATCAAGGCGCCGAACGCCAAGATGGCCGAGTTGAAAGTTTGGGAAGAACCGGACCCGGATGGCTATTATGTGATCGGCTGCGACCCGGCGTTCGGCGAGAACGAGTTGAATGATCGTTCCGCCATCCAGGTTGATCGCTGCTATGCCGATGGGCTCGATCAGGTTGCCGAATATGCTTCGCCGCTGGTGCGGACGGAACAATTGGCGTGGGTGCTTGCTTCGCTCATGGGCTGGTATGGCAGCGGGCCAAATTCACAAGTCAAATATGCGCTCGAACTCAATGGTCCCGGCACCGCGGTCTTTACCGAATTGCGTTCGCTCAAGCATCAGATCGAGTCGCATTCCTATCTTGACAACCAGTTGCAGGAACGCGGGCTCAAGGACATCTTTCGCAATGTCAAGACCTATATTTACACGCGCGCCGATGCGATACAGGGCGGTTTCAATCTGCATGTAAAAACTACAGCCGCGTTGAAGATTACTTTCATGGAGCGGCTTCGCGACGCTTTGTCGAGCGGCAAATTGCGCGTTCGCTCGCTGGATTTGGTCGAGGAAATGAAGACCATTGCGCGCGAGGGCGATACGATCAAGGCGCCGGGCTCAATGAAGGATGACCGCGTGTTGGCGGCCTCCTTTGCCGTGCATTGTTGGGAAACCGGTCCTAGACGCATCCTGATGGCGGCCAACCGGACACGCGAATCGGAAGCGGCGCGCAAGCGGTTGACGATTACCGATCAGGTCAATCTCTATCAGGCCAACCAGTTACAGCACTTTTTCGATCAGAAAAGGCGTGCTAGGCTCAATATGCAGCGCGAGTTGACCAAGCGTTCGTGGCGATATCGATAGAGATTTTGATGCCCCAAGCGTCTGTTTATGATTCTCTCGGTGTAAATCCGACACAGTTAACGGCGCTGCCTGAAATGCCGGCTACTTCTCAGCGCACGCCGACTGTTTTTGATCAAGCACTTTCTCAATATCCTATTCTTAAAAATGTAGGGGTCGTACCAAAGTTTTCGGAAGGACAAGGCAATGACAACATGCTGGAGTTTTGGCCTCCAGGAGAAAAAGGCGACGCCGATAGTCCCCGACCAGCGGAATTGCCTGCTGATAAGCCCGGTGTTGAAATATACAGCGATAAAACGCGGCCAATCGATATTTTGGGTGATGTAGTTTCCCATCACCTTGTTAAAACTGACCCTAAAATAGCGGCTGTCTATAAGCAATTTCAGCAATCATTGACCCCGCAACAGCAGCAGATTCTACAAGAACAATATAAATGGGCGGTGGAGAAAGAAGGTGAACAGCGACCGTTTGCAGAATGGTTGCAATCGAGTGGTTTACCGGCGTATTTTAGGGGATATGCTTTTAAGCAATGGCCTGATGAGTTCAATCAGAGGGCTTACACGCCGGAGCAGCGGCAAATGTTCGATCAAATGCTTCAATATTTGCAAACAGGAAAATGAATATGGCTTTTGCGCTTCGTTGCCCGGATTGCCGGCGTTCGTTTCGCTGGGATGCTTCCAAACCGTTTCCCCGCCATTGCCAGTTTGACGACTGCCGCGCCGATATGGGCGAGGAAAAGGACGATAGCGTGATATGCCTGCCGGCGTTTTTGACCGCCAAGGGCAAATCGGTCGATAAGGTCTACCGCGATCACGAAGCTGCTTCCATCGTGCGCGCGGAAAAAGCCGCCGAGCTGGCGGGCGTGCCGGTATCGGAAATGTCGGATTTGAAGATCACCGATATCCGCGGCGGCACCTATGAGGGCGAGACTGCGATCAAGCCGGTCGTCAACGAAGTGACGCAACACATGGATATGGTCAATGCCAGAGGCGGCCAATTGGGCTGGCAGGGCTCGAATGCGGTGGAATATAGTGCCGCCGTGCAGACGGGACCTTTCCCCAACATGGGTGCCAAGGTGAGATCGGCGATCCACGCGGCCAACGGCTCGGTATCCGACCGCCCGGCGCTTGAGACGCAGCAGCCCGGTTACCGGTATCGCGGATGATCCCCGTCCCATCCAACAAGCGCGACCTGCTGCCTTTCGCCAAGCAATTGATCGACGATTGCCGCGTGTCGGTCGGCATGCGTTCGTCCTATTACCGGCAACTCAACCAGATTGCCGAGACCGGACGCTATGACGGCGGCAAGTCGCTCATCAACATGCTCAATGCGCATCTGACGCGCACCGCCGACTATCTGTTCAGCCCGGTCGAATTGAAATTTACCATCGATTTCGGGCGGCCGAAGCGCAAGCTCGACTATGATCGCGCGCAAGCCGTCGCCAAGGAACTGACGCGGACATGGGATCGTAACAGCACCGACATGACGTTCGGTCGCGGTGTCAAGGAATCCCTTAAATATGGCGCAACGATCCTCAAGCAGTGGCCGCAAATGGAGGGCTCTGTAGAGCATGAGCATCCGGTCTATTACGACAAGCTGGTGATGCCGTGGCAGTTTGGCGTCTATCGCGAGGATGAAAACCGGCTCGATCGTCAGGAGGCGTTGTGCGAGACGATCATGCTGACGCTGCCGGAGGTGTGGCGGCGCATCTGCCATCTGCCCGACGCGATCAAACTCTATGAAAAGATCAAGGCCAACTCGCGCACCGGCACCGCCGCGCCCGGCACCGACAGCAACCAGCATTGGGTGTTGTCCGCTTCGCCGCTGAACACGTCCGGCGTCGAGGGCACGGTGCAGCCCGGCGGCATCGTGCAGGTCACCAGCGCTGCAAATTATGGCATCATGGGGCCGGTCATCGCGCCCGCGCTTGTCTGCATGCACGAACTATGGGTCAGGGATGAAACCGACTACGTGACCATTCAGCTCATCGAGCCGGATATCCTGATCGCGCCGCTGCACAAGAAGTCCAATCTGCTCGGCATCGAGGGCACGCAGCCTTATCGGCTGATCCAGCCCAACGAAGTCACTAACTGGTTCTGGGGTCGCAGCGAACTGGTTGATCTGATCGAGCCGCAAGGGCTTTTGTCGACGTGGTGCGATGATACCAAGCGACTGATGGGCTTGCAGATCGACAAAATCCTTGGATTCACGGGCGATGCGGGCATAACCGACGAAATTTATGCCCAAATGCGCCTTTCGGGTTTTGCCAATCTGCCGCAAGGCGCCGATATCAAGGATATCACGCCAAAACTGCCGGCCGAATTGATCCCGATGCTCAAGTTCTGCATCGAGATGATCAATACGCTCGGCGGTTTTCCCGAAATCATGCAGGGCAAGGGCGAGCCGGGCGTGCGCGCGGGCTCGCATGCCGACACGCTGATGAAAACCGCGTCGCCGTCGTTGCGCGACCGCTCATTGCTGGTGGAGCGTCAGTTGGCGATTGCCGCTGACCTGACCTTGCAGATGATGGAAGCCAAGGATGACGAGTATTATTGGACGAGCGCCGACAAGCCGATCGACGATGTGGAGAACAGCAAGTTCTTATTGACCGAATTGCCGGAGGATTGGCGTGTCACGGTCGACAGTCATTCGTCTAGCCCCGTTTTCGCCGACGAGAATACGCAATTAATCTTCCAAGCGTTCAAGGCGCACGTCGTCACGCCCGAATACGTGCTCGACACGCTGCCGTTCCCGCATAAGGAACTGGCCAAAGTGCAATTGCGCGAAATGCAGGAGCGCCAGATGCAGCAGATGCAGTTGCTGCTCAAGCAGGACCCGGAGACGGCAAACAAGCTGCTCCAGAAACAGGTTGGCCTGCACCGTTAGTTGCGCGGCAAGGCGCCCATCGGATCGAGCATGCGCGGGCCGTTCATCATCGAAGCGGCGCGCAGGCCCGGATCGCCCTGCGCGGCTTTTTGCGCCATGACGTTGACGCGCTGCTGATGCAGAAATAGTTCGACGTTCGCCATCTTGGCTTTGTCGAGGTCTTCGAACATCAAGCCAACGATATAATCACCCCCGCTAAATTCTTGCCCAAAGTCATCGGTGATTCGCCGGCAGGGTTCTTTGCCGAGCTTGGCATGTTCAAGAAGCGTGAAATCGGCTTTTGCTTTTTCTTCGTCTTTATAAAGCAGACGCCAAACGGTGTTGCCGAGCGCGATGTTGACGCAAAACATTTTATTTTCCTGCCTTGGTTTCTATCCACGCAACGAATTGTTCGGTGGGGATGCGGATGCACTGACTGGTGATGCGTCGGCGCGGCGGGCCGCCTTTGTCGGGAGATCGTTTTAAGTAGCGGCCGAAAGTTTTGTACGACACTCCGATGTAGTCGGCGGCTTCCTTGATGGTGAAAAATGGTTTGGCAAGATTGCCGGTGGCCTTCGTTGTCGCCATTTGCGGTTCTTTGCTCAACTAAACACCTAGTATGACGACAAAGTACAATAAAAGGTGCCATCGCGCAATAGTATTTTTCCCTGCAAAAACCGATGGTTCCACGCCGGAGTTTTCGTAAGTCTTTCACCCCTCCGGCCTTTGAACGTGGAAGGGTCCGTCAATGACCTTCGAGCGCATCGCGTATCGGCGCGGCCGGAAGCACAAGCGTAAGTAACCGGCTCAATGCCAGTCACAGCCCCAGCCGCCCCGCAGCAACAGCAAGCACAAGCCCCAGCAGGCGTGTCCCAGGCAACTGGGCCTACTCCGAACAAAGGCTATGAGGCTGCTGCTGCGCAGCGGCTGGGGCTGATCATCAAGCAATTGGAAGCGATTATCCCGATGGCCGGTGCCACTACCGACATCGGCAAAGCCTGTCTCGAAGCCCTGAACAAGCTGGTGAAGTTCGTGCCGTCCGGCTCGGTCAATCCGGCCGCCGAGAAGAACAACATCGAGAGCATGGCGATGAAGAACGCGCAGCAGAACGCGCAGATGCAGGCGCTGAAACAGCAGCAGGGTGCGCAGCCGCAGCCTGCGCAGATGCCGAAGGCCGCGTGATGGAAATCAAGCGCAACATTTTCGAATCTCCCGCTAAAATGCCGGCCGGCTATCAGCCGGTCGCGGTCGAGATGCCCGAGCCTAACGTCAACGACCGCACTTTGCCGGGGCACACAAAAACCGATAACCATGTCGTGCATGCGCGCTCGCCGCGCGTCGGCGAGAAGTAAGGAGGACTGCAAATGTCCAACGTCAATATTTTCCAGAACAGTTCGAAGTCGGTGCCCGAGAGCGACGAGCAGATCGTCCGCATCGACATGACCAAGAGCGACATCGGCGGGCGCAAGAGCCATCTGCCGGCCGGCATGAAGGCCGACAAGATGTCGATCAGCCACGTTCCGAACGCCAGCGCGATGCCGGGGAATAAATAATGGCAAACGTCGAGGTGGATGAGGTCGATCTTCAGCGCTTGCGCAAGCAGGACCAGACCGTTCACGCGCTGTTGGCCAATCCCAAGGCCAAGCGCAAGATTCTCGAAGCGTACAAGGACGTTGTTCCCGACGCTAAGATTCCCGAGCTGGAGATCGAGGAAGCGGCCAAGGCTCCGGTCATGGAGCTTCAGAAGCAGGTCAGCGAACTCCAGAAGAAACTCGACGACGACAAGGCCGAGCGCGAGAAAGAGGCCAAACTGAGCGCGCTCACCAATTCCGTCGAGAGCGGCATCGCCAAATTGCGGCGCGATGGCTGGACCGATGATGGCATCGCCGAAGTGCGCAAGCTGATGGATGAGCGCGGCATCATCGATCCCGAGATCGCCGCGGCGTATTACGAGAAACAGCATCCGCCGCAGGCCCCGGCAACACCGAGCGGCGTGGGCGGCTGGAATTTCATGGAGCCGGCGGCTGACGAGGATGCCTATGTCAAGGCGATCACCGCCAGCAAGTCGGCCGCCGAGAACGACCAGCTCGTGATGCGCGAGGCAGCCAAGGCGTTGCAGGAATTTCGGGGCGCTCAGCGCCGTTGATCAAGAGGAGTTGAACAGTGCCGCTTCCAGGTCTGGGCGTCGCGCCGCAATCAGGGGCGCTTTATAACGAATTGGCTGCCGTGACTCGGCGCGCATTCGTTCCGCGTCTTTTCGTGCAGATTTACTACTCCTCGCCGACTTTATTCTACATGATGGGCAACGCGCAGCGCGCGGCCGGCGGCTTGAACCAGGTGACGATCCCGATGCAGGGCCAGTCGATGGTGCAAGGCCAGTGGACCGGCTATGGCGGCGGCTTCAACTCGCCCGTCATCACTCCCGGAGTGCAAAACGGGCAGTGGAACCTCGCTTATTGGGTCGTGCCCGTGCCGCTGCCCTTCGGCGAGACAATCATCCAGGCGACCGACCGCGAGATCAGTCTGCTCAAGGCACGCATGAACGACGTGCGCGCCATCACCACGCAGAACATGGCGAGCAAGTTGTTCACCAACAACTCGGCCAATCCGTTGATGCCAAACTCGTTCCTCGACGCCTACGACAACGGCACCAATTTCCCGACTTACGGCGGCATCTCGCGTAACGCCGCCGGCAACTCGGCGTTCAAGGGCCAATACATCGCCGCGACATCGATCAACAGCGGCTCGGTGGCGACTACTGGCTTCAATCGCTCCAACATGGCGACGACGTTGCAGCAGATCACGACCAACGCGGGCGGCGAGGCACCGACCTTCGTGGTCATGAATCCCGGCGACTACGCCACGCTCAACATCGACTTCATCGGCCAGGAGAATATCTACGTCAATCCCGGCGCCACCTACACGATGGACACGTCGGCACGGTCATCGTTCCCGAACCTCAACGTCTCGGGCATCCCGATCTTCTCCGACTTCTTCTGTCCGAAGGGCAGCGCCTTCTTCGTCAACGTCAAATACACGTCGATGTATCTGTCGGAAGACGCGGCGTTCGATTTCAGCGGGTTCTACTCGCTGGTGCCGCTCGGCCAGATCGGTCAACAGGGCGTCGTGGTGGTTGGCTACGATATCATCTGCGCCAAATCGGTTTCCGGCGCGTGGGTCTACGGCATCGGAGGCGCTGCTTTTTAAGCGAGGACAACAATGACGCAGCATATCGCAGGTCCGGGGCTTGGGCTTCCACTTCCCCAGAACCTTTACCCTTCAGAACTTCAAAACGCGCCGCCCGATTGCAGCAACAACCGCATCGCGCTGGCGCCTGGCGACACGCTGCCGATCCCGGCCGGCGATTGGCTGGTCAACACCGGCATGTATTGCGTTCTCCAGTTTCTCGATCCGATCACCGGCACTTGGGCGATGGGTCCGAACGCGGGCTGGAACGGCGGCCAGCAGTTCGTCATCAGCGACGGCTTCAACGTGCGCGTCGCCAACCTGCTCGGTTGTCCGATCAGCGCCTCGATCACCTCGGGCGGCAGCAATTACGTGCAGTCGACGACCACGATTTCGGCGACGCCCGGCAACTCGACCTGGGTGCCGATCGTCGGCGGCGCGTTGACACCGACCGTGATCTCGGCAGGCGCCGGCTATGGCGTCGCGCCCGAGATTTTCCTGCCGGCTCCCGCTCCCGCGTCGAACAATCCGAACGGCGTCGGCGGCATTCAGGCGACGGCCTGGGCCAATATCTCCAGCGGCACGCTGGCGCTGTCGACCGGTGTCAGCATGACCAATCCGGGTGCCGGCTACTCGACGCCCTTCACCATTGCGTTGCAGCCGTCGCCGACCGACCCGAACCTGTCAACCGGCATCACGATGGCGACCGTGGTGTTCTCGCTGACCAATTCCGGCTCGATCACGGGCGCGCTTTGCACCAATCCAGGCGCTCCGCTGAGCAACCCGAACCAGTTCACCCTGTCGGTGACCGGCGCGGGCTCACAGGCGACGCTGGTCGGCAACGTCATGCAGACCGTGACCACGGCGAGCGTGTCGACGCTGGGCGTCGGCTACGGCACTGTTGCCGCCTTGCTGACGACGGTCGGCGGCGTTCCGCTGGCCGGCTCGATCACCAACAACCCGGATTATCTCGGACTCGCCTGGCGTCCGCGTCCGGCGCAGATCGGCTTGACCGTGACCGGCGCCAATACGCTCGGCACGCAGACCGGGACGATCTATGACGGCGGCCTGTTCGTTACCAGCGCGGCGCCGAACTGGGTCATCCAGACCTCGCCGCTGGCCGGCGGCAGCGTAACCACGACTGCCATCATCGGTCTGACGATGGGCAGCCGCCCGGATATCGTGACGTTGCAACCGGCGCCGTAAATGGCGGAGACCTATAGCCTCGCAGCAACTGGCCAGCGTTCCGGCCAGTTGTTTGCCGTTTCCAATATCAAGGTTGGCGACAGCGCGGGGCTCGTCGGATCGCAACAGAACGCAATGGCGCAAAACACGCCGGTCATGTGCAAAAATCCAGATGGATCGAAGTCGTGGTACACGATCGATGCCGAGCGCAGCACGGCGTCGAGTGTTGTTTTGAAGGCGGTCTAGCCTTAGAACAATTGGCAGAGGAGCATCTGCCTTGCTGACCGCCTACCTCAACGCCACGCGCCTGCTTCTGCAAAATCCGAGTGCTCCGACCACCTTGTACTCGGACGCCGATCTGACAAGTTACATCAACACGGCGCGCGGGCAGCTCGCGGGCGAGGCCGAGTGCATCCGCGTGATCGGCACGATCTCGACGGTTGCCGGCCAGCAAGCCTATAATTTTTCGAGTATCGACACCGGCACCTCGGCGACGAACGGCGTCCAGGGCGCGATCAATGTGCGTCGCGTCAGCTACAATGTGGCATCTGGCACGCGCTGGATACCGCCGCGGCCGTGGGAGTGGTTCGACCTCTATGTGCTGAATGACCCGGTGCCGCAGGCAGGTCCGCCGACCGTTTGGAGTCAATATGGGCAGGGCTCGGCTCCGGGCGCGACTGGTTCGGTATCGAGCGGCAGTTTCTACATCAACACGCCAGATATCGTCTATACGCTCAATTGCGATTGCACCTGCTATCCGATTCCGCTGGCTGATGACACGACAAAGGAAGCAATTCCTTATCTATGGACCGATTGTGTGCCGTTCTTCGCCGCCTATTGGGCCTATCTGTCGGCGCAGACCGGTGCGCGGCAGGCCGATGCTGAGCGCATGTATAATCACTATCAGACATTCCTCGATCGCGCCCGCAAGGCGGCCAATCCGGCGGTTGGGCGCTGGCAATACAGTCAGGCGCAGGACCCGGCGCAGGCCGCCAAGTTTGGCATCAAGACGGGGGCCGCCTGATGCCGCTCAATGACTACCTTCAGCAGACGCAGCGCTTTATGCGCGAGCAGAAGCAGGATTTCCTCAATCCCGACGATCTCGTGAGTTACATCAACCGCGGGCGGCGCGAGGTGGCCCTGCGCACGCAATGTATCCGCCGCCTGACGCCTTCGGCCGGAGTGATCACCGGCTACAGCGTGACGGCGCAGGGCTCGGGCTATTCGAACGCGCCGACGCTTGCCGTCAGCGCACCCGACTTTCCGAATGGCATGCTGCCTTATCCGAACGGCAGTCAGGCGACGGCAAGTGCGACGGTACAGGGCGGCGCGATCACGAATGTCTACAGCGAGTATGGTGGAAGTGGTTACTTCGAGCCTGAGTTGACGATCACCGACTCGACCGGCTCGGGCGCCGAAGCGACGCCGATTGTATCCGGCATCAATCTGCTCAATCAGGGACAGGAGCAGTATGCGTTTTCCGACATCGACCTGAGCGGCAATCCGGGTTGCGAGTCGGTCTATTTCGTGCGCGGCATCTCGATTATCTATTCCGGTTATCGCTACTCGCTGGAGCAGATGGCCTTCACGCGCTACCAGATTTATCGCGCTTATCCGTATCAATATCAGTACACGCCTGCGATTTTCAGCCAGTATGGTCAAGGCACGGCTGGTTCCTATTTCGTCTACCCGCTGCCTTCGCAAGCGTTGCAGGCCGAGCTTGATTGCCAGTGTCTGCCGTCCGATCTGATCGACAATCAGAGCTATGAAGCGATTCCCGATCCGTGGACCGATGCGGTGCCGTATTTTGCCGCGCATTTTGCGATGGCCGAAATCGGCAACCTCAATGCCAGCAAGTTCTATCTCGAACTCTATGAGAAATTCGCGCTCAGCTATTCGCAGTTTACCCGCATCGGCCGCGCCTTGAACTCCTATGGACGGCCATAATGGGCGACAAATTCAAAGTTGATCCTGCCTCGCCCGAACAGGGCAATCCCTATTTGCCGACCGGCCCTAACCAGCCGCTGGTGATGGAGGAGTTCAATGGCATCAACACCTCGACAACCCGTCCCGGCGTCGACGAAAAGCAGATGTGGTGGTGCGACGGCTTCATGCCGCTCGGGCGCATGTTCCTGCGCACCATGTACGGCATTGGGCCGCCGCTATGGACGCGCCCGCCCGGCGGATCGATCGCCTTTTTCGATTTCGCCAATATCGGTCCCGTGCCGATCATGGTCGGCGTCCATGCCGATGGCGGCGTATGGCAGATCAACACGGCGACTGGTGCTGCCGTGCATTTCCTGCCCGATGGCACAATCCTGCAACCCACGCGCACGACGATGGGCATCAGCCAGTGGGGCTCGCAATACGTCCTGATCGTCGCGCAGCAGACAAACGGCTATTTCATCTGGGATGGCGCTGTCGCTTATCAGGCCGGCACTCTTGCGCCCAATGTCACGATCACCAATGTCGGTGACGGTTATACCTCGGCGCCGACCGTCACCGCTTACGGCGGCAGCGGCACGGGCGCTTCATTCCTGGCAACCGTCGCCAACGGTGAAGTGACGGGTATCACCGTCACCAATGCCGGGATGGGCTATATCGCGACCGATGTCATCGGGCTTGCTTTTTCCGGCGGCGGCATTTCGGACAAGACGGCCATCCTGCAACCGGTCATTTCCGGCGGCACGATATCGTCGGTCTCGGTAGTCAATCACGGTGCCGGTTATGTCAGCGCTATTGCCGTTGTGGAGGGCGGCGGTGGTTCGGGTGGCTCGCTGACGCTTGGCGTGTCGAGCGGCACCATCTCGTCGGTGACAATCTCCGCGCCCGGCGCGGGTTACGTCACGGCGCCGACCGTTCTGGTCAACGATGCTGCCAATCCGGTGGCGTCGGCGACCGCCAACCTGATGCCGTTCGGCATTTCCGGCAACTCGATCGAGACCTATTCGGGTCGCGTGTGGATTTCCAACGGTCCGACAGTGACGTGGAGCGCGCCCGGCTCGTTCTCAGACTTCTCTAGCGCCAGCGGCGGCGGCAATTTTACATCGTCCGACAGTTTCCTGCGCGTCGGCTATACGCAGCTCAGACAGACTAATGGCTTCCTTTATCTCATCGGCGACTCGTCGGTGAATTACATTTCCGGCGTACAGACTTCAGGCTCGCCGCTGGTGACGACATTCACCAACCAGAACGCCGACCCGGAAGTGGGCACGCCCTGGCCGGGCACCGTCGATGTGTTCGGCCGCAATATCCTGTTCGCCAATGCCTTCGGCGCGCATGTCAGTTATGGTGCGGCGGTCACCAAGATCAGCGAGGCGCTTGATGGCGTCTATAACACGGTGCCTAATTTCGCCGCACTGACGCCGAGCGCGGCCAAGGCGATCATCTTCGGCAAGAAGGTCTGGATGTTGCTGCTGCCGATCATCGATCCGGTGAGCGGCGAGCAGCGCAACAAACTGTTCATGTGGAACGGCAAGATTTGGTGGTCGTCGCCGCAGGATGTCGAACTGGTTTTCGTGCAGCATCAGGAGATCAACTCGGTCATCACCGCCTATGGTACGGACGGCAATGCCGTGTACCCGCTGTTTTCGCAGCCCTCGACCGCATTCCAGAAGATCGTGCAGTCCAAGATGTGGGCAACGCCGGTCGGCTATCAGATGACCAAGGCGACCAACCGCTTCTGGGGCCTGTTTCAGTATTTCAGCGCCAACAGTCCCGATGTCACCATCGACATCGACAGCGAGAACGACTCCGACGAGCATATTATCACGTCGGGACCGCCGGATTTGATCTGGCGCAACAATTCCAATGGCATTATCTCGTGGCTCAATGCTTCCAACAATCCGATCATCTGGACTCGCAATGGCTTGGCGGCGGCGGAACCGGAAGCGGTGGCGCAGAACGGCGTGCTGATGGGCATGACGTTGAAAACCAATTCGGATGACATGGCGATCGTGTCGGCCATGATCGACGCGCAACTCGTAGGATATCGAGGCTGAGCAATGGCACTGCCAACCACTTTCGCCAATCTGACGACCGCAACGGGTCAGCAACTCGACAACAATTTCCAGGCTGTCGGTGCGCTGGTGACGGTGCAATGCACGGCTGCCGGCACCAATGCCATATCGCTGACGCCTGCCGCCAATGCGCCTGCGGTGACCGCCTATAATCTGCCTTACCCGGTGAAATTCGGCTTTGTCGGTTTTACGACTTCAACCGGCTCGGTGACCTTGCAGGTCGGCAGCTTGGCTGCGCTGCCCGTCTATACGCCGGCCGGCGCGCAGGCAGCGGGCGGCGATATTGTGCAGGGATTCTATTACGAGGTGGCCTATGTGGTCGCCAGCACCTACAACTCGGGCAATGGCGCTTTTGTCATCACCAATCCACTGCCGCTTGCCGGATCGTCGCCTGTCGATCTTGGCGAAACCCGCGGGTTAATAGTCACCAATAACGCTAGCACGCCCAACACCAAGATCGATATCACGGCCAGCCGGGCGATCATGGTGACAAGCGCCGGCCTGCCTGTTTTTGCCAGCAGCGTCTCCGTCACGATCGATCTGACGACGACAGGTGCGAACGGCATGGACACCGGATCGCGGCCGACCAGCGGCTGGGTCTACAATTATTTGATCTCGACCGGGCTTGTGACGGCTGGATTGGCTACCGCAACGTCGCCAACCTCGGGCGGCCCGACGATGCCGACCGGATACAACTATGCCTGCTATGTCGGTGCCATGTATTGCGACAGTTCGCAGAATTTGAAACGCAGCCGGCAGGACGGCGACGCGGCACAATATATAGTGACATCCGCAACCAATACGGCGGCAGCACCGAATATTGCCAATGGGACCGCCGGATCATATTCAGCGACCACGCCAACTTATGCCAGCGTATCGGTTTCTGCCTTTGTACCGGCAACGACTAAATCTATTCGGATCATTGCCACAACAAGATGGAATAACGGTTCGATTGCGCACGTACTTGTTGCGCCAAACACGTCGTATAGCGGCAACGTTTCGACCAATTTTCCGCCGTTGACGCTCGATACCGAGAACACGAGCGGAGAAGCCATATTTTTGGTGGAAGCGGCTGCCATTGCGTGGGTATCGGACGCGGCAGGCGGTGGAATATCGTGCCTTGGCTGGACCGACTACTATTCGAGATGAGCATGAGCGCGATTGCTGCCCTGTTCAACGTGCCGTCGACGGAAGGTGAACTGAACGAGTGGTCGTTCGCGCACGCCGCGCACCACATCGACATTAACCGGCTTATCTACCAGAAGACCGGCGCGGTATTGCAATCCTACGTGCTCGACCCGTTCGATCCCGACAACGCGGGGGTTTGGCTCTATCAGCATCAATTGATGCACCAGGCGTTCGATCAGTTGCTCGGCATTTCCGGCTACGACTTGCTGGATGTCGATTTGAAGGATAGAAATGAATTTGCCGGCTGGATATGGTTGAATGCCCAGGAGCATTACCAGGCCGCCAATACGTTGGAGCTAGGCTAATGGCTGAACCCGCCTTGAAACTCGTCTCTCCCGCCCCCGTCATCCGCAAATTCGACACCGCCGATCTGTCGAAGCACGGCGGTTGGATCATTCCGCGCATGATGAAAAGCTTCCCGCATCTCAACGAGCGCGGCGCGGCGACGTTCCTGCAAAACATCAACTACAACAACGAGTATCTGTTTCTCTACAGCGAGACCGGCGTTGCCGTGGCACAAGTCATGTCGGCGCACTCGCTCGATATGAGTCCGATCGTCTACGAGCGCTTTGTCTGGGTCGAGGATCGCGAGAACCAGGGACAGATCAAGGTCGCGGCGGAGTTCTATACCGAGTTCTACCGCTGGGCCAAGACGCTCGGCGCGACCGTTATCATCGTCGAGGAAAATACCGATGTGCCGCACGATATGATCAAGGAAAAACTGGGGCGCATTTTCACAAGACAGCAGCAGTTCGCCCGCACATGAGAGAAGACCTGCATGGCGACGTGAAGCCGCGCGAATTTGCTCCGCGAATATCGCATATCCGCGTCTGCACGGCGGCCGATATCGACTGGCTGATGGAGCTTGCCAAGACGCGATATGAAGCGGCCGACTATGACGAAGCGGCGGTGCGCGCATGGCTATTGGAGCGTTTCAACGAGCCGACGATGGTATTCATGCGGGGCAAGCACTCGTTCGGCTGCTGCAATCTGGCCCGACGTTATATGGCGCCCAATCGCTTGCAGGCATATTTGACGGTATTGGCATCCTACCCGGTCAATCACCTGTCGCTCGAACCGCTGCGCATCGGCGAAGCGCTATGCGACTGGGCGCGCAGCAAGGGTGCCTCCAAATTCTGGTTTTCGGACGTGACCGGCAACGATCTAGCGCCGCTGGTGACGCGGCTCAACGGGCGTTTTGCCGGGCGCAATTATGTGGTAGATTTGGACGATAAATCAGGCCGCTACGGCTGACAGGAGTACATCATGGGCGTCGATCCCATCAGTCTCGGCGTGGAAGGCGAGGCCGCATCTAAGGCAGCGCCCGCGCTCGCAGGAGGTGCCAAGGGTGCCGAAACGGCCGGCGGCGTGGGCGCGGGCCTGGCGGGTGCAGCCGACGTGCTGGCGCCGGCTACGGGCGTTGGCGCGGCAACCGGCGCTGGGGCTTTGACCGGCCTGGATGCCTTGGCGGCCGGCCTGACGCCTTCCGGCGGCTCGTTCGTCGGCCTTCCCGATGTGGCCAGCGCCGCGACGGGGGCCGAAGCAGGAGCGGCGGGGGGTGCTCTCGCGGCCCCGACCGGGCCTGCACCCGCCGCCCCGACCGCAGCGGCTGTTGCCCCTCCACCGGGCGTTTCCTCGCCGCTGGGGGTCGATCCGACCGCCGCGCTTGGCGCCAATGCCCCCAGCCCGCTTGACACGGCCGCCTATCCGGCAGGACCGATCGGAGCGCCGGGCACCGCCGCGGCAACGCCCGTTGCGGGGGCAGCGCCTAGCGGCAGCACCGGTTTTCTCGATACGCTGCAAAGCTCCCTGGCACCGAGCAAGTTGGCGGCCGGCATCGGCGAGTCGGTTGCCAAGAACCCGCTCGGCTTGGCGCTCGCGGCCGGCGGGCTCGGCTACAACGTCTTACAAGGCCAAAAACAGTCAGATGCCGTCAAGGCGCTGCAATCGGAAGCGCAGCAGCAGGGCGCGACCGGCGCGCAACTGGAAGGCTACCTGACCAGCGGTACGCTGCCGCCAGGCTTGCAGCAAAGCGTCGATCTAGCGGTCAAGAATGCCAAGGCATCGGCCATCTCCAACATGGCGTCGCAGGGCCTGTCGACCGACCCGAAGAAGAACACGGCACTGGCCGCCGAGCTGGCGGCGATCGACCAGCAAGTGCCGATCCTCACCGCGCAGATCGGCGAGCAACTGCTGCAATCGGGGCAGGCGGCGAGCGGCCTTGCCAGCAATCTCTATACGTCGCTGGCCAATATCGACCAGACGCAGACCGCCGCGATCGGCAAGTCCATCGCCGCGATGGCGGCGGCGCTGTCCGGCAAGCAGCAAATCCCCGGCACCAATATCTCCGTCAGCACCGGTTAAGATATGGCCGAAACGGCAGTTGCCCGCGTCGATCCCAACCCTTACGCCGGGCTGGGCTTCGACGATTCGAAGATGAAGGAAGTGACGGGCAAACTTGCCGACATCAAGCGGCAGGAGATCGCCGCCGACAGCCGCATCGCCGGGCAACTGGGCGGCCTGACCAGCAAGGCGATGCCCAGGCTGGAGGAGATGTCGCGCAACGCAGGCGTCGAGGCGGAAAAGCTCAAGCCCTGGGATGCCGAGCACGAGGCGGCCAAGCGGCAGACCGACCCTATCGAAGCGTTTGGCTCGCTCGGCTCTGTCTTCGGTATCCTTGCGTCGGCTTTTACTCATGCTCCGATGGAGAACGCGCTGAATGCATCGGCGGCGGCAATCAATGCCATTAAGGCCGGCAATGCCGAGGACTACAATCGTGCCTACAAGGCGTGGGAGGCCAATACCAAACAGGCGCTGGAGCGGCATCAGATCGAGCACGCGGCGTTCGAGGATGCCGTGACGCTGCTCAAGACCAACATGGAAGCGGGCATGAACCAGATGCGGCTCAATGCCGTGCGCTTCGGCAACCAGAAGGACCTGGCATTACTTGAAGCGGGCATGAGCAAGGAACTGTTCGAGTATAAGGCATCGCAGCAGAAAGTGGCGCTCGAATTGCAGGAGGCAATGCCCAAGATCACGGAAGCCAACGCCGAGATGGCACATCTGTTCTCGCTTGGCTACGATCCAAAAAACCCGCAATCCGAGCAAAGTCAGAAGGCATTCATCGAGTTTAAGAAGTGGCAGGCCGAGCAAAAACTGGCCGAACGCGGTGTCACCTCGCTCAGCAAGGAAGACGCGATGGAGGTTGCCCGGCGCGCGGCAGTCTACGAAGCCGAGGGCATGGATCACGCGGCGGCCTTCGACAAGGCGCGTTCCGAGATCGCGATGGCGGCCAAGAAAGGCAGCAGCCGCGTTGCCAAGCCCGAGGAGGAAGCAACCCGCATCCGCGCCGAAGAATTGCTCAAAGCCAATCCCGGCATGTCCAAGGCAACGGCCTTGGAGCAGGCGGCGCACGAGTTCAAGGTCAAGACGGCGGCGCCGAGCGGCAATCGCATGGACGATCTCAAATCGCGCGAGAACAAGATCGACGTGATCGAGACCAATATCGACCATCTCGACGAGATGCTGTTGAAGCATCATGCCATCGCCGGCATCGGCGGCAAGATCACGCGCACGAGCGAAGCGATCGGCAATATTCTCGGGTCGAGCGCAACGGATCGCGCGCAGTTCCGCCGCTGGATACTGGAGATTCAGGAAACGCTACCGTCCGTGCTCAACGACCGCTCGGGGCGGCCGATCTCGTCGGAAGCCGAGAAGATCGAGGGCATCGTCGCGGGTCTTGCGGCCGGCGATACCAACGCCAATACGCTGCGCGCCTATGACGAGTTGCGCCCGCTCCTGAAAACGCTCAAGAAGCAGTTGCGCGAACGGCGCGGCGAGGCGTTCGAAGGCGACGGCAAATCGGCCGCGCCCAAGGCGCCGTGGGAACATGATCCGATAGCACAATGAGCGATGTCGGCTACATTGGTTTTGACCAGCCTGCCAAGGACTTGACGCCAACGGTCAAGGACGAGGCCGGTTACGAGAAAGTGCCGGCCGGGGCCAAGTATTATGATCCCGAGGGCAAGACCCGTTTCAAGCCAATCAAGAACGATGCCGACTACCGGGCGATCCCGGAAGGCGCGCAATATGCCGATCCCAACGGCACAATCCGGCAAAAACCCAAGTTCGAGGGCATCGATTTCACGGCACAGACGCTCTACGACATGAGCATCACGCCGACTGAAAAACGCAAGGCGCTGGAACGTACCTATCCCGGCAAGGTCAAGGAAGACCAGGAAGGTCTGTACGTCGAGGACAACGGTAAATTCCGTCGTCCCGGCCGTGGGATGTCGGCGGTAACCGGCTTTGCGGCGGAGGCTGCCGGGCCGACGGTTGGTGCGGTGCTCGGTGCGCTTGGCACGCGCAGTCCGATCGGCGGTGCCGGCGGCGCGATGCTGGGACAGACCTTCAACGATGTCGTGTTGCAGTTGTCCGGCATCTATGATCGCACGCTGCCCGAGGAGGCGGCCAACATGGCGCTGGCCGGCATGGGTGCGCTTGTTGGCACGGGCGTCGGGCGCGGCATCGCGACAATGGTGCCCGCGGCCAAGGCAGGCGTATCGAGCGTGACTGCCGCGCTGCCTTCGCTGGCTGCCAAGTTCCTCGGCGCCGCGCCGCAAGAAACAAGAATGGCGCGGGAACTCGCCGAGAAAGGCGTGCAAGTTCCGCCCTCGGCCTGGGCACATGAGGCGCCGCACTTGCAAAACATTGTCGAGGTGTTTGATCCGGCGTTCCGCACCAACAAGCCGTTGCGCGAGTCGGCGGCCGAGCATTACGAAAAAAGTGCAACGAAAGTGCTCGACGATCTCGGCGTAAAGCGCGAGGAGTCGTTGCTGACGCCCAAGACCGCGGTGCCGACGATCCCGGCCGGCGAAAAGATCATGCAGCGCACGCTGGCTGAGTCGGCCGCCGCCGATCAGGCATTGAAAACTGCTCTGGAAAAGCGCGCCGCCGACCTGCAAGCCGGCCTGCCGGAAAAGATGGCGCAGCGTGAGGCGCTGACCAATGCCGCCGAGGCATCGCGCGTGCAGGCGCAAAAACTGATCGACGAGAGTTTCAAATCCATTCAGGTGGAAGCTGACCACGCCATGAAAGTGGCGGAAGCGGGTGCCAATACCGGTGAGCTATGGGAGCGCATCGGGCAGAAACTGGCGCTGGTGCGGCATGGTATCGGCGAACGCGCGCGCTACTGGTATGATCGTTATAATCAAATGACGGCAGGACACACCGTTAGCAGTCAAGAATTGGCCGATAGCGCACAGCAGATGCTCGACGAGTTGCCTGCGGAGTTCAAGGCGCGTAACCCCGCGCTTGTACAAAAACTTGCAAAACTTGGCGGACAAAAAGATGAAACTGTTGAAATTTCACGCTTTGGCGGTGAAGCTTACAACCCGGAACTTAAAGCCGCCGAACAATTGACTTACGGAGAACTGCACAATCTTCGTTCCCTGTTCCGTGGCTCAGCCGATTGGTATACGCTTTCGTCGGATTTCAAGAATGGCGCACTAAAGCGATTTTCCAAGGAAATCGATCGTCTCATTCACGATCCAGACGCGCCCGAGCAAATTAAAATTGCCGGGCAGTTCCTTGATAAAGTCGACAAATGGTACGGCCACAATATCTCGATCTTCGAGGCACAGCAGATCAAGGCCATCATGAAGGGACTGGAGGCGGGCGAGCCAGCCGATCCCAAGAATCTCTACAAGGCGCTGATCAAGGAAGGCCACAGCGATCTCATCCGTCGCGTCAAGGATATGGTCGGCCCCAATTTGTGGTCCGGCGTCAAGGCGGCCGATACGCAAGCGATGCTGGATGCTTCCAAGAGCCTGACGCCCGGCGAAATCGACGCGCGCAAGTTTGCCCGCGAGGTGCTTGAGCGTTATCGCAGTAACACGCTCGAAATCGTGCATGGCAAGGAAGCATCGGAAAAACTGCTGGCGCAAGCCCGCGCCATCGAGCAATTGGACGGCCGCCTGCCGATCCCGGCAAAGTCCGACGACACCATGACGCAGGTCATCGCGCGAGCACGGCTTGCCGCCGACGAGGCCAAGGCCGCGGGCGCCAAGGACCCGCTCGGCACGCTGAACAAGGAAATGAAGAAAATCAAGGCTGAGCACTCGCGCGAACTGGCGAAGACGCGCGCCGAGCGCCGCAATGATCCGCTTGGTTTCCTTTATGACCCGACAACCGGCGCATCCGAGGCGGTCAACAAGATACTGGGCGATGAGGACCTGATTCTCGCCGCTGCCGCGCGTTTTGGCGACAAGAGCCCAGAGTTCAACATGCTGCGGCAAGTCTATGCGCAGCGCGTTCTGGAAAACACGCTGCGACCGAGTACCAAACTGGAGAAGATCGCGCCGGAAGTGCAGCAACTGATGTTCTCCGGCACGACGCTGCATCAGCTCCAGGTGCTTGCCAAGGAGATGGATTTCCTGATGACGCGGCGTGGTATGGCGCAGTCCACGGCGGGTGGCATGTCGGCGATGGCCAAGGTGGAGCATCCGACGACCAATATTCCCGTGGCTCGCGGCATCGTCAAATTCGTGCCGGGCTTGAACCCGGCTATGCGCTTTGTTCACGGCAAGTTCTATCAACTGATTACCGATCTCATTACCTCGCCAACAACGTTGCGCTGGATCGAGAAGGGATTAACTTCCGGCACGCCGGAAGAACAGGCTGCGGTGCGCGCCATCCTGCAAAAGCACTTGCAGCGCGGCGCCGCGATGGGTGCCGGCGCGGGCGAAGCGGTCGAACAGGGCGGTATCGAATGAGTCTGAAAGCTATTCTCGATACTTGGGCGGAGAAATTGTCCGCCAAAGCGGCCGAAAAGGACACGCCGTTACAAGAAAGCACCGACGCCTTCAAGGCGGTCACCGCCTATTTTGCCGCCACCCAGAAGCGTGGTAAGAAATCCGGCGACGATGACGAGCCCGCCGATACGGGCGGCTTCAGCTTTGTGCAAAGCGACGAGGTGATCAATGGCGCCCCCGGACAACGTGCGAAAGTTCGAACCCGTCGAGATTCATGAAGAACAACCGAACCCTGCACTGGCGCGAGCAGCGAATGCCGCCGCCATCTCGGCTCTAGCTCTCGGCCTGAAGACGCTTTCGCAGCGCGCCATTGCCGGCAGCCGGGCGCTGTTCACGCTGGTTTCGGTCGGCTCGTGCTTCTGGTTGTGGAACAACACGCCCGATCCGAGCGTCACCCAAATTGCCTCGCTCACGCTCTACGCCGTCTTCATTCTGGCCGCCAATTACATCGTGCGGAGAATTTGATGACGGGCGTGCTGCAAAGCGGCAACATTACGCCGGGACACGTCGTAACATGGGCGACCGATGGCGTGATTCAGGACGGTGGCGCGTTGCAGGCCACCAAGCAGGTTCTCGCCACTCTGCTCAGCGCCGACTTCAACTCCATCGCCGACCAGCCTTTGCTATTGCCTTCATCGATGACCGCTTTTGCGATCACCGGCATCATCGTTACCAATTCCCAGATTTCGCTGACCACGGCATCGGGCGGGTTTTACCCGCAAACATCCAAGGGCGGCACGGCGATCGTCGCCAATAGCCAGGTCTATTCGTCGCTGACCGGCGCCACCAAATTGCTCAACTGCACGATCGAGGCCACCGCGCTCGCAACTTATTATACGCGCGGCAATGTACCCGATTGGGCGATCTATCTGTCGCTGACGGTCGCGCAGGGCATTAACGCAACAGCCGATGTGTACCTTTTAGGCACTGATTTGACTGCATAAGGACTTCTCATGAAACGCTCTATTGTTTTGCTGGCAGCGTTGTTGTCGGCAAGCCCCGCATTGTGTGCGCAGTCGGTCACCCAATCGGGCAACGTCACGCCCAATCATGTCTCGATCTGGGCGACCAACGGTGTCATCAAGGATGGCGGCACGGCATCCAATCCGCTTGCCACGTCGTTCGGGGTAGTCGGCGGCCAGATTTGCGTCAATAGCGGGCCTACCACGGGTGCCTACAACGCACTTTGCTTTGCCGCAACGCCGACGGGCGGCACAGTCAGCATCTACAACTATGCCGGTGCGACCGGCGGCCTGTCGTTCGTCGTCAACGGCGTCACGCAGGGATTCCCGACGATCCCGGTGCCGACAACGACCAACGATGCTGTCTGTTTCGGCAATACATCCGGCCAACTGGTCGATTGTAGTCCCTCGGGCATCTGGAAAGGTACAGCGATAGGACTTGGTTATGGCGGTCTGGGCGGCAGTCAGTCGGCGGCGACGGTGGGGCAAGTGCCGGTCTTCCCCGGCTCGGGCGGTGCCGCAGTGCCCGGTTCTGTCTCGGATATTGCCGGCATCATTACGCTCGCGCAAGGCGGTCTTGGCGCGAGTCAGGCATCGGCCGCTGCCAACAGCGTGCCGGTTTTTCCGGGCTCGGGCGGCGCGGCGTCGCCGACGACGCTCAGCTCCATTTTTGGCTCGCCTCCGGCGATCGGCGGCACGGCCGCCGCGGCAGGCAAGTTCACGACGCTCCAGGCTACCGGCAACCTCACAACCAATGTCACCGGCTCGACGCAATGCCTGCACGCCAACAGTTCGGGTGTCGTCAGCGGCACGAGCACGGATTGCAATCCGGTTGCGGGATCGGATACGCAAATTCAATTCAACAATTCGGGTGCCTTTGGAGCGAGTGCCAATTTTACATGGAATGGGTCGGCGACCACAATTACGATTGACTCAATAACATCGAGCATCCTGCAAGATGCTTCGTCTTCGCAAGACAAGCTAACGATGGGGGCGGCATCGAGCGTCAATCTCAATGGTCTTGCTGCTGCTCCTGGTGCGCAGATAAAGTTCACGCCAAACGCCTCTCATAGCAATAACACGTTCGATATTCAGGCGGTTAACGCCCTGCTGCAACTTGACGGCAATGGTGGTGCCATCGACCCCCAAATTCTACTGGCCGATGTATCCTATGCCGTCATTCCCTATCCCGGCGGCAACCATAAGGGCGGTATCGGCTTTCTCGGCCGCGCTCGCGCTGGCGCTGGCGCTCCAGTTGAATTCAATTTCGGCGTCAATGATGCTTTAAGCGGATCGCCGGCAGGCAATGAGCAGTCAGTCGCGATCAACATCTACAGCGTTGCTACGCTGGGCGACCAACAGAACGGTGTTTTCTTTTTCAGCGGCACCGGAACAAATTCGCTCGGCGGGACAATGACGGCAACGACTGCCGGTCATCGCTTGGGTGAAATTGGCGTTACAGGGTCATTGCCAGATGGTAACTTCACTCAGACCGAAAGCGGTTCCATCAACTGGTATGCTGATACGACGTTTTCTGGCACGACGATTGATGGTAGCTACACCGCGCTGACAAATGAGGTGCATCGTCTTGCTGTTGCCGCTTCATCAGCCGAAAGCATCGTTGGCGGCTGGTATTCGCCCGGTACGTTGGCAGTCGGCGCCTGGGCTGATCATGGCAATAGTTTTACCGGCGGTCCCGGCACTATCACGATTAAAGATGGCGGCAGCGCCTCGTCACTTTCGGGTGCTACCATTATTACCGCTGCCAGCGGGCAACTGCATCTTTATAGCTCGGTTGTCGGCAGCGGGGCTTATGTTCTTACTCAATCCGGCGCCATTACCGGCGGGCATCATGCCTGCTGGAATGCCAATGGCATTCTGGTCGATTGCGGGAGCTGACATGAAATATCTTTTCGTCGTTATCCTTCTCTTTTTTGCCGTACCGGCTCTAGCCCAGCAGCCGACTCCTACGGGCCAGCAATATTGCGGTCAGATGGTCGGTAACATGACGATGCAGATCACTGTATTGTTGGATGAAGTTGCAAAACTGAAGAAGGAACTGGCCGAGGCCAAAAAAGAGCCTAAGCCAGATGCCAAGCAAAAACCCTAAGATGGCCAGTTATTTCTGCCCGAACAGGTTTTGCAGTGTGTTCTGCAAGTCCGCGTTGGGCGGGGCACCTTGCTGGATGCCGAAATTGCCGTTGGGCTGGCCTTGTGCTTGAGCCGCAGGACCGCCGGGCAGGAAAGGCGCTTGCACGGTTGGCGCAGGCGTAACGGCAGCTTGCTGTGACGCGGCTTCAGCGATATTGCGGCGCCGACGCCGAGGCTGTTCAGGCTGTGAAGGCTGCTGCGGCTGCGCAGAAGGCACAAACGCTTGGGCCGGCGCAGTCTGCTGCGGCAAATGCTCGATCTGCGCCGGTTGGACAGGCGCCGGCAGCATACCTTCGCGCGGCAGGTCGGTGCGCCCGACCATCGCATCCGTCGCATGCGTCGCCGCCAGTTTCTCGCGCTGGCCGAACGATGCCTCGTCGATGTAGCCGATGGCGACGAACTGAAGGGTGCCGATCACGCCGGCTTCGAACGAAATGCGCGTCGTCACGTCGCACACGTCGATCTGCTGGCCGACGAACTTATTGAGGTAACCGCGCAGATTGGTGCGGCTGTTGGGCGGCACGCGCAGCAGGAACGGCATTTCGTAACCGGGCACCAGGATTGCAATTTTCTGGATGTCAGCGCAAGCCTTGACGCCCTTGCCGCTCACCGCCGAGACCTTGGAGCCCCAGGCAGCCTGCGGGCAGGAGGCGCAGGTCGCCGACTGCGGCTTGGCCGCGTTGCGCGACGGCGCGACGCCATTATCGGAGAAGCAGGCCGGCGGCTCGTACTGGTTGGCACTCGGATCGAACGGCTTGTCGTAGAAAATCTTGGAGGTGCGCTCCAGCGCGTCGATGATCACGCAGTCGATGTAAGGACCGGTCTTGGGATTGTAGGTCTGCACCGGGATTTCGTCACCGGCCGCGTCGATCAGCGATAGCCGGTTGCCCATGATCGAGAGGAACGGCGGCGAGCCGACGCCGAGATTGCCGACGAGGGTTTGCGCGAGGCCCTTGGACTGACGGTTTTGCAGGTAAGCCGGGAGCTGATTGGTCATTGTCATGCCTTTCGGATGGAAAAACGAATGATTGATGAAGTCTCGATGTTGGGCGGCAACGCGCCGTCATGCGCGTCCATGTATTCCGTCAGCGCATCCTTGAGCGGCGGGCCGATCTTGAGCATGGCACCGCGACGATCCCAATCCTCCAGTATCCAATCCAGATATTTGGTTTCGTCAAGGATTTTTGGTGTGATGATGGTCGAGAGGATGGCGGTACCGGTGTCAGTCTTGAATGACTTGATGCCCTGCTCGGTCATCGTCGCCGTGATCCGCGCCTGCAATTGTTCCAGTTTCTCGTTGTAAGGCTTGCAATAGTCGCTGAACAGCTTCGACTGCTGATCGAGATGGGCTCGTATCTGCTGATGCTCGGCGACGAGGGCGGCGATGTCGGTCATAAACATATCCTAACAGGCATTAAAAACGTAGTCAACTGTATTATACACGAGCAAATTCCCCAAAAAGCTCTTTGGCACGTTTCTTATAAGCTTGATATCCGGCAATTGGATCATCGAAGTCGCCCAAGTGAAAACGTTTGTTGTGGCTACCGACTCTAACACGCCATTTACCGTTAGGACGGCGCGTTACTCCTTTGAATCCCGAAGTATTATTGATTCTCAATCGCGTATTGGCTTGATTAAGAAAATCGTCGGCTAACCGAAGATTCTTCCATTTATTGTCGTGTTTGATCAAATTCTTATGTTCAACGTCTTCCTCGGGCATAATACCTGTTACGTAAAACCATGCGAGTCTATGTCCTTTATACTCACGATTCAGAATTTTGATATGGATGTAGCCATGGGTATGCAGGCTTCCAGCAACATCTCCTCGTTTTCGGCGAGGTGAATTACGTTTCCATTTAAAATGTCCGGTGCGTTTATTATACCACAAAGCACCTAATAAATATTTATGCGTTAGTTTCATAGTGCCCCTCTGCGCACTGCGTCAAGCAATGCCCCTTGTAAACTAATATTTGATTCTACCCTGCGAAATATTTCTTGCTCAAAATTAGTTGCTACTACTTGATAAATTGATACAGGATGTTTTTGGCCAGGTCGGTGCGCGCGTTTATTCCCCTGCTCATATAAACGACTTTTTTCGGTTGGGCCACACCAGATAACTGTATCCGCCACAACAAATTCGTTGATACCGTGAGCCGTCGGTTGGGGGTCCATGATCATGACTTTAAAATCCGGGTCGGATTCAAAAGATCGAATAAGCGGTGCGCGATCTTTCTGATCGACTTCGCCGTTGATAATACCGCATTTCCAGTGCTTGGAAAGAATTTTGTATAATAGATGCACCACGCTAGTTAGGCTGGTAAAAATAAGAACTTTGTGCTCGGCGCGTTTTACAAGGTATTTTATTTCTTCGTAGCGCGGCGAAGCATCAATTAAGTGGGTAGTATGATCGTCGCCATAAATAGCTCCAAGTGCAATTTGTAAATATTTGGTGCGTGCGGCTCCTTCATTTGCGGCATTGACCAATTCTCCAGACTTTAGTTCGATCTGCAAATCCCGTTTTAATTTAGCCATGTGTTTTTCTTGTTCGACCGTCAAAGCGACCTTACGTATTTGTGGTGGCAATAATTCTGGTGCGTCTTTCCAAACTTCTTGAATCGAAAAGCGAATGGCTGGAACAAGTACACGACGGGCTTTGTCATATCCATCTTTACGAGGTAGCCATTTGAAGGATCGAGGCGCAACTTGGAACATTGTTTCAGCTCTAAAAGTCGTAAAGGATTTACCAAAACAATTGTTGACGAGTTTCGACAGTCCATAAGCATTGGCCGGGCTATTGCCGAGTGGCGTGCCCGTTTGGAGCAGTAAATAGTCGCGCCAACCGAAAACTAGCCGCGCGATTCTATGTCGTTTTGTGGTTGCGTCACAATAAGCATCAGCTTCATCTATAATGATTATTTTGATATTTTTATCATTAGCGAGTTCAACAGAAAATCCAGCAAGTTCAAATTTTTTGCGTGTCAAGGCACCGACCCCAACCCCATCAAAATTGATAATTCCAAAATCGGGTTTCTTGGCGAGCAGTGTGCTGCGTTTGCCAGCGTCACCGTGTAAAATTTCAACAGACCGACGAGAAAGAAGCGCCTTAAAAATAGTCGATGCCCACACTGTCTCCATGATAGTCATCGGGCAAACAATAAGGGCTCGGCATTCGCCGGGCGGATATTGTGACATCAACCAATCAGCAAACCAGATTTTAGCAAGCGTTTTTTGCGTCCCTGGATCACTAAGATTAAATCCTTTGCGATGCACAGCATCGAAATTAGCCATTAGTTTTTGGTGTTCGCCTGCGACTATATCCGGCGGCGCGGGCCAATCGTAATTCTCGTCGGTGATGATGGGCGGTACTGGGTAATCGTAGTGCCGGAGCACTTGAGCATTATGCAGATTGAAGGGCACGGCGATCCGGTCGCGACCAATCGCTTTCGCCTCCGGCAAAGCCTGAAGCAGAAAAGGATTTTGCGTAGGATAGACGAGAACATTATATTTTTTGTCGTAGATGAAATCCATCAGCCGTCCGGCAAGCCAAGCGCCTCTTTCAGTTTTTCGATGATCATCTCCGCCGAATCGCCCCAGATAGCGATGCCGCCGGCACGTCTTATCTGTCCCATTGTCGCTTCTTGTCGTGGTGTCGGGACTTTGCCCGGCGCCTTGTACTCGATCGCCACGAACTTACCGACAACGCAAGCAAAATCATCAAGAGCAGGAGCCCCCAAACCCATCTGCACGGGGCTAAAGCGATACGCGCCAAGCGCCTTGAGATATTTGCGGACGGGTTCACGAGTATAGCCCTCTGGAGTTTTCATTTTGCGCGTTGTTTAAGCGGAGTAAATGATTTTAAGAGGGCGACGGAAGCATGTGTTTTGGGAAGCGCCGGATACAAACATGGCAATAGTGCTCACCAGATGGTGCGCCCGATCCGACTAGAAGTTCTATTGAACCAGCCGAAAGCGGAATTAGGCTAAACCACCCAATAGGGTTTTGCTGCTCGACACCGCAGCAGTCGCATTTGTATTTTACTATTTGCTCCGTGCGCATGATCTCACCTTATCCAGTCTTTCTTTATGGGGGCGCGTTCCGCTCCATGTTCCATTATAGTTCAAAATTGGGTTTCCCAAGCGGTACACTACATACGATAGGCCAGACAAAAGACGATCTTTTGATTCGCTGTTCGGCAACGCTGAAACAACAATTATGGCCTCGAACATTTGAC